CGAAGGTGGACTGCCAGCTCTCCCGCACACGCTGTGGGTCTTTGATCGTGCCGGGGTGTTCCAGCACACCGCCAGGAGCGGCTCCGTTAGCGAAGAATTTTGCGCCGTACTCCTCGCAGGCGATAGCCATGCCGATGGCGTTCTTTGCCATAGCGATGGGACTGTAGCCCACCAGACCATCAAAGCCCAAGCCGGGAATATGCAGTACATCCGAGGGATGAAGCGTCACAGCGAACTCCTTGTTCTTGATGGCTTCGTCCGTGCCACGGTAATAGGTGTAATACAAATGCCCATTTTCATCTCTGTCCACCGACATCTTGTTCGGCATCAAGGGATACAGAGCAACGATCTCGTTCTTGCCGTTGCGGATGATTTGTGCATAGGCGTTGCCCCAAAGGAGCAGGTGCGTCATGAGGGTTTCTCGGAACACGAAGGAACTCATCTCCGGGTTCGGCTCATCGTGGAGCAAGCGGTAGAGTGGATGGTCGAGCGCCATTGCTTTGCCGCCGCTTTCCGTGTATTTGTAGAGGTGTAGCGGCAGTCCTGCGACAGCTTCCGACAGGATGCGAACGCAGGAATACACGGCGGTCATCTGCATGGCCGAGCGTTCCGTTACCGCTTTGCCGGAGGTCGTGCCGCCGAAGAAGAAAGCATAATTGCTGCCTGCTGTTCTGTCTTGAGGCTTGTCCCTTGATTTGAACAGTCCACTGAAAATTCCCATTTGTATCCTCCTGTACTACATATTTATATAAACAAAAGCCCGCGCGAGTCATATACTGACTCATCGGAGCCTTGGTGGCGAATTGCACGGTCGAGAGCCATGATCGTTGCTACTGCACCGTCAATGCGCTCTGTGCTCTTTTCCTTATCCGGTTTGATATTGCCTGCGGGATCTGTCCGCACATAGATGTTATCCATCATCCATCGCAGCGGGGCGTTGCCGCCGTGGGCGATCCTACCTTCGAGTACCAGTTTCATGAGTTCTTTCGTCGGCGGACTCATATCTTTGAATCCCTGACCGAATGGAACGATCGTGAAACCTGCGTCCGCAAGGTCTTGGCTCATTTGCACTGCGCCCCATCGGTCGTATGCGATTTCCTTGATGTTATATTTGGTGCCAAGATCTGCAATGAATTGCTCGATGAATCCATAATGAATAACGTTTCCTTCGGTTGCCATGGCCGAGCCTTGCGCCTTCCACACATCATACGGTACATGGTCGCGCCGCACTCGGAGGTCAATCGTGTCCTCCGGCACCCAAAAGTACGGGAGAACATAATACGGCTCGTTCTCTTCGCGCGGCGGAAACACAAGAACAAATGCCGTTATGTCCGTACTACTTGAAAGGTCAAGCCCGCCGTAGCACTCTCGGCCAATGAGTGTTTCCGGATTTACGAGGGTATCACATTTATCCCAAGCGTCCATGGGCATCCAGCGCACCGACTGCTTCACCCATTGATTGAGTCGCAGCTGCCTGAAAAGATTCTCTTCCGCTGGATTGTCCTTCGCACTCTGGTAGGCAGCGCGGAGCTTCTCTACATCTACGGTCACATCCAGAGAGGGATTCGCCTTGTACCAATTGCGTTCATCCGACCAATCCGCATCATCGTCGATGCCATATATCACAGGGTAGAAAGTCGGATCGTTTTTGCGTCCGGCGAGAATGTCCTCTGCCTTCTGATGCACCTCCCAGCAGATACTGTTCCTATCGGTGCCTGCAGTTGTGATCAGGAAGAACAGCGGCTGTTTTCGCGCGTCGCCGGAGCCGTGGGTCATAACGTCATACAGCAGCCGGTTTGGCTGGGCGTGGAGCTCATCGAAAACGACACCATGGACGTTCAGCCCGTGCTTCGTATAGGATTCTGCCGACAGCACCTGATAAAAGCTGTTGAGGGGTGTGTAAACCAGTCGCTTCTGGGAAAGCACTGGCTTGATGCGTTTCTTCAGCGCAGGGCATTGCTCCACCATCTGGCAGGCGACGTCAAAGACGATGGATGCCTGCTGCCGGTCTGCTGCGCAGCCGTAGACCTCCGCGCCCCATTCGCCGTCACCGGCCAACAAATAAAGAGCGACCGCTGCTGCGAGTTCGCTCTTGCCTTGTTTCTTCGGTATTTCAATGTACGCCGTGTTGTATTGCCTATATCCGTTTTCTTTAACTGTCCCGAAAACGTCTCGCACAACTTTCTCCTGCCACGGCAGCAGCTCAAAGTTCTTACCATGCCATTCACCCTTTGTATGTTTCAGGGCGGATATAAAGGCAACGGCGCGATCGGCGAGAGTGGCGTTCGTAATGATTTTCTTTTCCGGGACAATGATCTTGTTGTCCGCCAATCGCTCTGTCCCTCCTGTATTTTTCGGCAAAAAACGACAGCGTCCGACGCTGCCGCATTCTTCCTTATTTTGCTTTATCTATGAGCGTGACCTCTTCACCAATCAGCTGCAGCGCATCGTTGTAGCTGTCCGCGCTCTGCACTCGCTCCCACAGTTCCTCCCATTCGGCGCTCCTGCCGTCGCGTTGCATCACCCGCTGCACATGTCCGAGTATCCAGAACACGTTGCCTTCGGGGCCGCGACTGTCATATTTCAGTACCGGCTTCTTCATTCGTCAATTCTCCTGCACATGTCTTCGCCGTATGCCACCGAAAGCCTACAGCCGTTGTCCCATCTGACCATGATGCTGCCGATATCGTCGACACCTCTGACCGTTCCCTTCGTCCCGATCGGAGGAGCCTGCACGTCGTCCATCTGTACGAGCTCGACTCTGCAGCCGACGGGGTATTCCCGGCGCAGGCGCTCGACCGTCTCTCTTCTGATTCCGAACATCGTCAATCCCTCCTTACAGCGTGTACTGGTGGAGGATGATGTCCTTCGCCAGCTCGGTGTCTTCGTCGATGGGCTTTACGTCCCAGCCGCGATCGTAGTTGCAGACGATTTCGCCTTTGCGCTTCAGCATCAGCTTCGAGACGCGCCCGCCGCCGATCCCGTACTTGGAGCTCTCAGGGTACTGCTTTACCCAGTAGTGGTAGATCCGGTCATGGACTCGGATCGTGCCTTCCTGCCAGTTGCTGCCCGCTGGCCGGGTTTCCTTGACCTTGATCTTGAAGGTCAGGTGGCCGCTGTCGTTCATGCTGAAGTCCTCGACCGGGCAGGCGCTGTATTCGTCTGGGATGTCCCGTGCGCTGCCGGTGAAGATGTTCGTGCGGCACCGGGTGTTCAGCAGCGTGACCTGTGCGTTCCGGCTGATCAGGTCGTAGAAGCTTTCGAGTGTGATCACTGCGTCCACCTCCTTACATGCTTATGAGCGTTACGCTCATGTCTGCGTTGAGGCGGGTTGTGTACCGGTGTTCGTTGCCTTTCCTGTCTCGGCTGATCACGCGGATGTCGCCTTCGTAGGAGCGGTACATCCTGTTGAGCGTTTCGCCTTCGGGGAGCTGGGCTTTGACCTGCTTGATCTGTTTCTCTGTCATGGTGGGGTTGTCTCCTTTGTTTTTGGTAGGACAATTAAGCCAGAGAAGAGCGGGAAAGTCCAGACCAAAACCGCGAAATTAGCAGAAAGAACACAACTAAAAAGCGACCGCAGAACCGTGTTCTGCGCCGCTGCTGCTGTCCTTATTTGAGCATCTTAAGCGCCTCGACCGTCCCGTCCTCGAAGAGTTTTTCGATGTGCTTGACCGCCTGCTGTTCTGTCCATCCGCTGTTCTCTGTGTAGTAGGCCATGAGCGCCTTGATCCCTTCAGGGCGGGTACCTGTCTGTTCGCAGAGAGTGTCGAGCTTCGGGGGCAGGCCGTGCTGCGCTGCGTTCAGCTTTTCGACCGCTGTAGCCGCCGCGCGTTCGGCTCTACCTGCGGAGACCTGTGCGATCTCTGCTTTCTCGAAGGCGTCGAACTCTGCTTCGGTCATGTCTTCGCCCACCAGTGCCCACAGCGCTTCGTGCGCCTGCATCGCGCACCGTGCTGCCATTCTGGCCTGATCCGCGAGCCGCCATGCTTCGTTGCATTGGCCTTCGCTCGCTTTCCGGATGGCCGCCGTGCTGAATCGCTCGGCTGCCGCTGCTTCGTATTTGCAGGCGTCCGCTGCTTCTTTTCTGGTCTCGTACATCGTGTCCGCCTCCTTACATCTCGAATCCGGCGCATCGAACGATCTCGCCAATGGCGTTGAATGCCCGCTTCGGGCTTGAGTAGTCACGGGGCTTGTCTTCGCGTCTGCCGTCGCGGACGATTCTGACCAGCGGGATGCCGTAACTCATGCTGATCTTGATCTCCAGCGTGCTTTCGCTTTCGCCGTACCACACGACCTGCGTTTTCTTCGTCCAGCGCCGAGTGAAGATCTGCCGTCCGTCGTAGGTGAGTTCGCCTTCGTAGTTAAAGCCGTGCTGCGCGACCAGCGCCTGCATGTCTTTCGTTGCCTTTTCCAGTGTCATGGTGGGTACCTCCCTTGTTTATGGTAAGGGTATTAAGCCAGAAAGAAACGAGAAAGTCCAGACGCAAAACCGAAAAGCAGAAGAATTAGCAGTTATAACATATTCGCCGTGACCGGCTGCTTTTTGCCTCCGCGCACGAGCTCGGCGTGATCCGCGCCGGTGAATTTCAGCCAGCGTTTGACAATCACGTCCGCATATTTCGGGTCGATCTCCATCGTGTAACATGATCTGCCAAGCTGCTCGCAGGCGATGAGTGTGCTACCGCTGCCGCCGAAGGTGTCGAGCACGATGTCGCCCTGCCGCGAGCTATTTTTGATGAGCCGCGCCAAGAGCTTCAACGGCTTCATCGTCGGGTGATCCGCGTTTCGGGCGGGTTTGTTTTCGTCGATCACAGTCGTCGAGACCTTGTCCGAGAAGATTTCCCGCAGCAGATCGCGCATTTCTTCCTTCTTCAGCTTGTTGATATCAATGCGCTTGTCCTCGATCACCGTTGCCTGCGTCCGGTCGTCCACGAAGTAGTGGGAGCCACCGTCTGTCCAGCCGTAAATGCAAGCTTCGTGCTTCCACTGGTAATCTTGGTGTCCCATCGTGAATGCGTTCTTATTCCACACCAGCATCTGGCGCACCTTGCCGAGTGCCTCGTTCGTCGCTCTGCGGAATGCGCCGCCGACCGTCTCGGCGTGCCAGATATAGAACGGAGTGCCGGGTTTCATGACATCATGCATCCGGCTGAATGCTGCGATCAGGAACGCCAGAAACTGTTCCTCCGGCATATCGTCGTTCTGGATCCTCAGTCCGTTGCTGCCTTCATATCCCACGTTGTATGGCGGATCCGTTACCACGAGGTCGGCCTGCTTGCCGTCCATGAGTGCTGCGATGTCCTTTTTCTCGGTGCTGTCCCCACAGTAGAGGACATGCCTGCCGAGCAACCAGCGGTCGCCGAGCTGTGAGAATGGCTCCGTGCCTTCCGGCGCTGCCTCCGGGGGATCGTCTTCCACGATCTCGCTCTGATCGTCAAACAGTTCGCTCATCTCGCTGACGTCGAAGCCGGTGAGGGTGGCATCGAAGCCGCTCTCATCCAGATCACACAGCAATGCGGTCAGGAGCGGAACGTCCCACGCGCCGCTGATTTTATTCAGCGCCACGTTCAGGGCTTTTTCCTTCTGTTCGTCGATGTCGAGCACGACGCAGTCCACCTCGGTATAGCCGAGGTGCTGCAGCACCTTGAGCCGCTGGTGCCCGCCGATGACCACACCGGTTCGCTTGTTCCAGATGATCGGCTCGACGTAACCGAACTCGGTTATGCTGCGCTTCAGCTTCTCGAACTCCGGGTCACCGGGCTGCAGGTCTTTTCTGGGATTGTACTTCGCGGGGAGCAGTTTCTCCACGCTGATCTTTTCAATGTTCATACCAAACCCCATTCTGCGAACTTCTCAAATCCGCCGATCCTGCGGATGTAGTCGCGGGCGATGCGGACAATCTCGGCATAGGGTCTGCCGTCCACGGTATCGTCGCCGATCGCACAGCAGAGCTCGACCGGTACTTCGTCCCGCTGGGCTTTGAGCCATGCGTAGATGTTCACGCTGACATCTGCCTTCGAGAGGTCTTTCCCATGAAGGCCTCCGCCTGTAATACTGTCTGCCATATCGCTGCCGAGCTTTCGGTTGGTCGCGCCGGTGTCCACATCGATGCCGCCTGTCCAGTCGCCGAGCGGGTTGATCTCCGCGCCGGGGAACTGATTTTGCAGGTCTTCGGTGTCCGCGCAGCTTTGACAGATGATGAGCCGGTCACTGTCGAGAATGTATTTACCATCCGAGGGGTATCGTGCGAAGATTTCTCTTGCGATCTCTGCCAGCGCACGCTGTTCGTCCGTGACGGGGACGCCTCGGAAGATGCCGTTGTCGCCGCAGCGCACGGCATTCGCCTGATTTCTTGCGAGAATGGGATCCTGTGCGACCTCATGGTAGTTTACGACCACGTCGCCCGCGATCCGCGAGACTGCTTCCAGAATATCCGTTGCTGAGATATGCACGGAGGACTCCGCTGCGATATTGCACATGCCGTGCCCGATCAGCACCTCTACGGCTATCTTCGGGTTTGCGCTTTCGTTATATGCCAGATCCACGATCGCGCCTGCGATCCGATCTGCGATTTTGTCCGGGTGCGCCGGATTCACTTTTTCAAACATTGTCTTCCTCCTCCAGCATGAAGTTTTCGTAGGGCACGCCCACGTATTCCAGTACCTCGCGCATGCCGAGCCCGCCCTTGTCCCACGGCTTCATGCAGTAGCGCCACAACTGTGGGTGCGTCCTCTGCAGCCGCTGGAAGCGGTTCGGCTCGCTGTCGAGGTGAACGCCGAACATGCAGAAGATGCAGCCCGTCCGAACGTAGCCCATATCGTAAATCTTGCAGTATGGAATATCGTAGGTGCGGATGTATTCCCAGATGTCCGCGTCAGTCCAGAACGAGAGAGGTGCCGACGTCGCCTTCTTGTTATCGTAGGCGTTGCAGCCGTATCGGAGCCAGTTGCTTGTCCGCAGTGATGACTCGCACGCCATTGTGCCCACGATCGGAACGCGGCCGGTCTCTTTCGCGTACTTGGCGATCGGCTTCTTTTTCATCTCATTGCAGCAGCCCGCGCCAATGTCGAAGGGCGCGTTCAGCATGAATTTCCACCGCTCCGAAATCTTGAAGCGGGAGGGCTGGCCGTTAGTGCGTATGCCGTAAAAGTATTTCTGGATATCGCGTGTGTTCTTCTGGCCGAGGCGGATCCGGTGTATCCATTCCGCCTGCTCCTTCGAGATACAGGGATATCCACATTTCTCGATGACCTTGCGGAACGTGAGCTCCGGCCTTACCCAGACCACGTTATCCTTGGTCTTCACGAATTCGCGGATCTCCGGGAACTCCAAGCCCGTATCGCTGTACACGGCGACGATGTTCGGGTACATCCTGCGGCAGATATCCAGCAGTACCGTGCTGTCCTTGCCGCCGCTGAATGAAACGTACACGCCGTCTTCGCCCCAGTATTCCACCCAGTCGCGTATCCGGCGCTGCGTCATCCGCACCTTGATCTCCAGCGGAAGGGATTGCATCTGATACAGGTCTGATATGGTGTGGCGGTTATTCTGCGTCGGCATGGCTGGTGATCCTCTCTGCCTTCTGGCCGGTGAACTGCTCCCAGCGCTTGACGGCGAGGTCGCAGTATTCCGGGCTTTTCTCCATTGCGTAGCACACGCGCTCCAGCTGCTCACAGGCGATAATCGTTGTACCGCTGCCGCTGAACGGCTCCAGAACAATGTCGCCACGATCAGAGTGCATCTTGATGCAGCGCCAAGGGAGTTCCACCGGGTACATTGCCGGGTGATCCTTGTTCGCGCGTACCGTGTTCATCTCCCAGATGCCTGCGTAGCCCCAGTTCTTGCGTTCCTCTTTGGTGAGGCGCTTGACGAAGCGGTATGCGTGGCCGGCGTATGCCGACAGCCACATGTATTCCTGATCGTTGTACTCGACGTCGCCATTTTTGCTGAACGCGGAGATGTATTCATACTGCTGCACTGGCTTGTTCGTCACCAGATGGTAGGGGCCGACGCCGAAGTTCTGTCCCTGCTTTTTCCAGATGCGAATCCAGATTGGGCGGAAGCCCTGCTCCGCGAAAAGCTGGGAGGAGTAAAAGTTCGTCGGCTCGATGAACTGAGTGCCGGTGGCGTAGAGGTCGCCGAGGTTCCAGCAAATGATTCCGGCGTAGCGAGTCAGGTTCTTGACCACCGGGCGCATTGTTTCAAACCATGGCTCGATGCCTTTGCTTTCGTAATCCTTGCCAACGCCATACGGCGGGGACGTGACCGTCATCTGCGCTTTGTTGCCGTTCATGAGCTTTGCGAAATCCACCTCCGAGGTGGAATCGCCGCACATGAGCCGATGTACGCCCAGCTTCCAGATGTCTCCGGTCTTGGTGACCGCGCCTTTCGCCTTGATTTTTTCGGCTTCTTCGTCAACGTCGAAATCATCCTGCACTGCCTCCTTGGAGTAGAAGGCGTTCAGAAGCTCATCGACTTCTGCAGCATCGAAACCTGTGAGGGTGACGTCGAACTCGCTGCCGTCGAACTCCGTGAGCAAAGCGGCCAGCTTATCTTTGTCCCATTCACCCTGAATCTTATTGAGCGCCACATTCAGCGCCTTTTCGCGCATCGGGTCGAGTTCTACCACGACGCAGTCAATCTCTGTGATCCCAAGATCACGCATGACCGTCAGCCGCTGGTGGCCGCCGACCACGTTGCCGGTCTGTTTATTCCAGATAACTGGCTCCACATAACCGAATTCCGTAATGCTGCGCTTGAGCTTTTCGTATTCCGCGTCACCGGGCTTGAGCGCCCGACGCGGGTTGTATTCCGCAGCTTTCAGCTTTGCCACGGGGATTTTTTCTATCTGCATGTGTATCTCCTTATCCGAGCAGCCGTTCCATCAGCTCGTCGTTCGGATTACTGCCACCGATGGGCGTTTCGCAGTTGTCCTTCACGATCTGGTAGATCTGCAGCCATAATACGTTTGCCTGCTTTAAAAACGAAATGCCCATATTCACATACGGGCTGGCGATCGGCAGTTGTGTGGTCGGGTGCTTGGCAAGCAATCCATATTGATTGATGCCTTCCTCACACTGGATCCAACGCTGCATGTACAGCGCATACTGCTCAATCAGTTCTTTCTTGACGTAGATGGCGCAGCCACGCTCATTGAGCCAGCGCCACGTGTCTTCGTAAATCTGCGGTGCAAGGTTTTGCTGCGAGTTTTTTGTGACCTGCTTCAGGTATTCGGCGACCGGAGGCATGTCCTCACCATGCATATCCGTCTTCTGAATTTCAAACTGCAGCTTTGTCAGCGGCGCTTTTCCGGGGTTTCCATCCATGATTTTCTCAGATAGCGCTTTCTTCTTGCGCCCTGCGCCGGGGCGAGCACCGCCATGTCCATTTGCCATGTGCGCTACCTCCATTTCGTTTGATTTCTTGAAATCACGGGGGCTATACCCATCTTGATTTCCCGATTTTTCGCGCGTGACCCCGCGCCGTTGTCCGCACAATCAAGTTTTCAAGATTTTGCTCCCCCTACCGGTCACCAAGGTCGTGGTGAATCTTGTTATGACAGCTCTGGCATAGCGACATTAGGTTGTCCTCTGCGTGAGTTCCGCCACGACAGATCGGCACGATATGGTGAACTTCTTCTACCGGTGTGATCCGACCTTCTTTAAGGCACTGTTCACACAGCGGATGGGATGCTACATATCTGGCGCGGATCCGGTGCCACGCTCTTCCGTATTTACTCGCGGTATGTGGTGACCGCTCATATCGATCATACTGCTGCCTTGCGTATTTCCTGTGCTGCTCACAATATTGTCCGTCTGTCAGGTTAGGGCATCCGGGGAAAGCGCACGGCCTCTTTGGTTTACGCGGCATAGTCTCACTTCCTCTTGCGGAAGTGCTCTCGCAGCCAGTATTTGAGAACATACCAACACTGCTCTAAAGTGCCGACTTTCCTATATGACATTGATCTGCTCCTTCCGTCTGTATTGGCGTATATAAGAAAAGCCCACGCGGGGTGTCCCGTGTGAGCTCTCTATGTTCTTCGCCTATTATAATGATACTGCATTTCCTGACTGACTTTAACTGACATCGACTGACATCACATGACATCTTTCAATCGATTATCGAGTTCCTCGACCGCTGCTTTGTGCAGCCGGTAAATGTGTCTTTCGCAAAAGCCCATCTCTGCCGCGATATCGTCCCACGGCGTTTCCTGCACATACCGCAGAATTAGGAGCCTCGATAAGTCATCATTTTCTAAGAGGTCGATTTTAGCAATCAGGGCTTTGCGCTCTTCAGCGAGCTTTGTGATCTCCATCTCCAAATCGACCTTCCTGCAGATGGCGCTTGCCATAGGCGAAGAGTCAGAGCGTGGATTATGCGGCATGCCGGTCAAGCGGACGGAGGTGTTCTCCGCCTGCTCGGTCAGTGCGTCGATTTTCGTCCTTCGATAATCGATCGCTTTTCGGATTTTGATAATGCGTTCCAAAAGAGCCTTCGCCGTCATATCTCAGCCCTCGCAAGATAGTCGAGCAGGTAATCCGGGTCTGCATCCGTCAGAAAGTGAAACCATTCGGAGTGAAAGAACCGCTCGACTTCATTTTTCTCGTTTCTGGCCGTTTCGTATCTCGGATTACGTCGAAGCTGTCGCAGCGCTTGCCGGTAATCCTTAGCGGCCTGTACGATAATGGCGTTTGCCAGAGTTCTATAGGGATCATCCATCATACAGTGCCTCCTTCTTTGATATGACCGCCTGCACATCCTCAACGCTATAAACGACTACTGCTGTTCCACCAGCTTTTCGGATCTGGTCAATGGTAGCCGCTTGTAGCTTTGTCGGGGTATTTCTGCCGACCTTGGCTTCCAGTGCAATGAAGCGTCCCTTGTGACAGACGATGATATCGGGAATGCCAGCGGTACCATATTGCCCACCGTGCTCCTTCCAAAAGAAGCAATCCGGTACCGTGGCAAGGTATTTGCGTATTTTCTGAATCAATGCTGCTTCATTCATCTGCGTTCCTCCAGCCGCTGAGGTATGAACCATACTGACTGCTTTTTCTGTTCTTTTTCTATATTTCTTCTCACATACGGCTTTATAGGAAAAAGAATCAGGAAGAATCGTACCTCAGTCATAGCCTCGATGCGACACCGCGAATGGATAGCCCGATCCATTCCACGGCTCCTGTGCTTGCGGAACGCTTCTTTTCAAAGCCCATTTCCAGAAGCTTCTGGCTGAACGGGCGCTGGGAAAGTGCATATTCGCCGTTGTCTTTGCACCACTCGTCATAGGAAGAACGCAGCATTTTGTTCGATACACGGACACCTTCCCGTGCCTCACAGCATTCCTCAAAGAACGTTGCGAATGAGTCCATTTCCGTCCGGTACTCCGTTGTCGCCCTTTTGACACTGGGCGGATCCTGTATACCTTCGCGTTGCCAGAGGAGGCACCCTTTAACCGCCCAAGCAAGAATACCGGGCATCTCCTTTGCCATAATCTTATCGGCAAAGTGTTTGTCGCGGTTTGCCTCCGTGAACGTGTTCTCGAAGGGCATGAGCTTGATCCTGCGCCAGATCGAATGGGTCGTATCACGGATGATCGGCTTATGGTTCGCCGCCAGAAACACCTTGAACTGCGGGACGTACTCGAAGTATTCGCCGTAGAGGAAGCGCGTCACCAGCTTGTCACCGCCAGTCATGGATTTGATCAGGGATTCGGCAAGCCGCTTATTTTCTTCCATCTCAATAGCCGTAACAAACCGCGCACCCTTGAGGCGAGCAATATCATTATTTACGCTTTCGTTCTTTTTCTGCATGAACGCATCGCTCGACGCACTCTGGGCGTAGGTATTCATCACAGCCGAGAAGATATTGAGAAATGTGCTTTTTCCGTTGCTGCCGGTTCCGTAAAGCATGAACATCGCCTGCTCGGATGTATCGCCGGTCAGCGCATAGCCGAGAGCCTTCTGCATGTACCGGATTGTGTCGGCATCGCCCTTTGTGATCGTCTCCAACAGCGTATCCCATAACGGAGTAGCGCAATTCTCATCGAAGGAGGCACTGCAGATGCGTGTGATGTAGTCCGCCTTGTTAAATGGCTGCAGTTTTCCGGTCTTCAGGTTGATCGTACCGTTCTGGCAGTTGAGCAGCCACGGGTTCGCATCCCAGTCGTCAGGCGCAATCGCCAGATCCTTCATGCCTGCCGCCAGCGTAATGAGAAGTTTGATCTTGTTGCCGCTTTCGCTACGCATGGCATGCTGGATCAATGCTTTTCGCTGATCGCCTGCGGGAAGCATATCCGCGTAAGTGTAAATGCTGCGTACACACTGAATCGCATATTCTACGATCGTGCCTTCGTCCTGCTCCCAGAACTTTCCATTCCAGATAAACCATTTCTTATATACAGAGCAGTATTTGACCTCATCTTTGAACATCGCCACAAAGCGTTCCGCGTTTCCGACGTCGGTCAGCTTGTACTGCGGGTCAGGTTCGTCCGGCTCATAGCGGGTGATACTCTTGGCGATTGCCACGATCGTCTCATCGTCAAGGGGCGGATCGAGGCGATCTTTGTTTTCAGCGCGGAGTGTAGCGATGATGCCGTCCTCACCGATGCCTTTACGGCGAAGTGCTCCGGCAAGAGAGGCCAAGTGATTGTTTCTGCCGCCTTCTTTGATTTTCTTGCGGGGCTGCTTGTCCGCAGCCTTTTTCTTTTGGGTAAGCTTAGTGCCAACCTTGCGAATCTCATCTACCAGCCAGCTCGGCATTTCCGCCGCTTCACACTCAAAAGGAGAGAGGCCGCTGTCCCACGCATATCGGTTGCCGCTCTGGTGCATGCTGGGTGCTGCAACGATCAATCCACCTTGTGTGCGCACATCAAGGCCGTCACGGAATCCAACCACATTTTTGAGTGCCAGTTCTTCTGTGTATTTGAAAATGTAGTGTTTACCGCCACTACCGGTCGTTGCCGTGATCGTCTCCGGCAATGCACCGTACTCTGTGACCAGATCCGTGAGACTCTTATCTCCATCATGTCGAGTGTCAACGTCCAGCGCCACCAGACCGCTCTTTTCACCCATGGGAATACCAATGTTGGCAAGAGGCGTCTGATTCCACCATCCAGTGATCTTGGCGACATCCGTTGTCGCTTCGTCACTCCAATTCTTAATGCGGGGGTGTTTGCCCTTGGCCTGACACATATCGCCAAGCCTGCAGGAGCATGTGCCATCCTGCTTGAGCCAGTGGAGCGGGAAAACGGGAATGCCTGCTTTTGCGTATCGCAGGGCTTCATCTATCATCTTCATGGATTTCCTCCAGTCTTTCGCTATAATATCGGATGCGCTTCTTCAGTCGATGGGCTTCGTGGATCTCTGACTGCATGCCGGATGAGTGCTCTGTCCCGAACACCCACACTTCCTCGCACATCGTCAGCAGCGCTTGTCCGAAGAGCAGTCCAAGTTCGCGCTGTTCTGGGTCGCCGTCATCCAGAATCTGCGGGTACAGCAGGTGACTGACCACGGGGAGGCACTTTTTCTCTATGGCGAAGCGGGCGTATCGGATCGCCGCTGCCGTGTTTCCTTCAATGTCCCCAGCGTACTTCGAGACGACATACACCTTGGGTCGCGCCTTGATCTCGGAGTGCTTGCGGTAGATGCGGCGCTGGTTCTGGCGGTATTCCTTCATGATCGTCGCCATCGCTGCGCCTGCCGTGGGATCGGTGTAACCTTCCTTGTTCTTATACATGGGGCACCTCCAGCTCATGCAGCTTGCCGAAGCAGATGCCGTGTTCGCCCTCGGCGACGATCGGAATATCAAAGGCCGCAAAGGGCTGCCGCTCCATCGCCGTGCGAATGATGCGGATTGCTTCGTCTTCGTGCCCGTCATCTACCTCGAAAAGCAGCTCATCGTGAATCTGCAGGATCGGGCGGATATACGGCTTGTCCGCGAGCTCTCTGATCAGCTCCGCCATCGCCAGCTTCAGGATCTCCGCTGCGGTGCCCTGAATCGGCGTATTCATGCTGCATCGTTCAGCAAAACTCCGCTTGCCCCAGTCGGCGCGGTTATTGATGTTCGGGAGATAGCGCCTTCTGCCGAAGGACGTCTCGCTGTACCCATTGATCCGAGCCGCTCTGACCGTCTCTTCCTGCCATTCAGACAAGCGAGGATAACCGGTCTTCAGGTTAGCAATAATACGGGCGCACTGATCCTCGGTCTTTTCGAGCCCCGCCTTGAACTTGAGTGTTCGCTGCAGACCGCGCGGAAACAGACCGTAGAACGTGCCGAAGTTCACGTTTTTGGCGATCGTCCGGCGCTCTTTGTAATCTGGATCGTCCTTGTCCTGCGCCTCATCGACGCTGATCCCGAAAATGACCGATGTGGTGCTGGCGTGGATGTCGCCGCCGCTGCGGTACGTTTCCATCATTCGTGGGTCGCGGCAGTAGAACGCGCCGACGCGCAGCTCGATCTGCGAGAAGTCGAAATCGAGGAAGGACGTGCCCTCCGGCGCGACCACGAACTGCCTGACGCCGATCGGGTCAGAGCCCTTGCGGGGCATATTCTGCAGATTGGGTCTGCGGGATGCAAAACGTCCCGTGTCGGTTCCCATCGGCAGAAGGTCGGGGTGTATTCTACCGGTCGCCGGATTGATCCATTTGAGGTATCCGTCGATATAGGTGCTCTTGATCTTTGCCCACTTGCGGAATTCCTGTACGGTATCGAAGAAGGAAACCATCTCAGGGCGGTGCTTTTTGCAATATGCACGAAGCAACTGCATAGCCTCATCGTCCGCTGCCTCGGCATATTTGGTTGTGGTCTTCAGGACGGGCAGCTTTTCTGTCTTATACAGATAGTCCTTGAATGCCTGCGTTCCACAGTTCTCTCCGATATCCACATTGCCGATGACCGCCTGCAGCTTTGCTCGAAGATCCACAAGGTGTGCTTCGGCCTCCGCCTTCTTTTCCTCCATGAGGTCGGTATCGAACAGGACGCCGTTATACTTCATCATGCCGGTGAAAACGGCGGTTGGGCTTTCGATCTTTTCACAGATCAGGCGGTGCTTCGGGATGTTGTTCTCAAACCATTCGTTGAACGTGTAGTAAAGCTGCAATGCCCAGTCGCTATCCGCACAGGCGTACCGGCAGGTGTCCCATGCATCTGGGTCGAGCTCATCAAAACTGTGCTCGCCAACCACATCCTCAAATTTCGGGAGTTCAACGCCATACAGATACGGGACAAGGGTTTTAAGTCCGCTGTCACCGAGATCGCGGTACTCAAAATCATTTTTCAGCGTAAGTTGTGATGCAACGATCGTGTCGTACACGGGCTCCTGCAACACGATCCCGTCTTTATACAGGAACATTGCCTCAAACGCCATGTTGTGTGCGATTTTGACTGTTTTCGGATTCTGAAATACGCGCTGCCGCAGGAATGCCATAACAGAAGGAATACTGGCGTTCTTACCGACGCGATGCCTGAGCGGGATGTATCTGCCTGTGCCTGCCTTCACAGAAAGTGACACGCCGGTGATGTCTGCCTTATGTGCATCCAATGCCGCTTTGCCGTCACTGCGATATTTCTCCGTGGGCGAAGTCTCGAAGTCAAAGGAAACTACACCAGCGCTGCCGATATATTCTTCAATTTCCGCAATATTGCGGATCGTCTTATAATCATTCATAGTCTGCACCTCAAATCGTGCAGCCGTGAGCACCGTGAATAGGCGCTCACGGCTGCTGTGTCCTTATTCCGCTGCAGTCTCGGTCTCGGCGACGGAAACCTTGCCCGCGATTAGCTTGACCTGCTCGGTCATGGATGCGATGTTCTTCTTTTCCTCCGGGGAAAGATGTCGATCCACAGAGCAGATCACCTGACTGTAATTGATGCCGGTGCTATTCTGCGCACGCTTCAGGGAGAACTTTGTCACTACATGATTGGCCTTCATACCACGGGTCACAAGGCGGGTGACATATTTCGTGAATTCCGCCAGCGACCCGGTGGGTAGCGTCATGATGATCGGGAGCATTTCGCCTTCGCGTAGGAGGTACATACGGCGCTTCTGTTTGCAAGCCATACCGCCGTTTTCGCCGCTGCCAAATTTGGCATACGGGCAGGTCTTGCATTCTTTGCATTCGCCGGTCTCGGCAACGATGCCAAGCTTTCCGTCTAAGCTGGAGCAGTCGGGAGGATTGTTGCCACCGGTGAATTTTTCTTTATAGTAACTGTTGATCGGGTGATGATACAGAATGACGGCGCTAAAGTCTTTGGCGCTGTCGGGGCTGTTTGGATCGTCGCCGGGTACCTCATAGGCAAGCCCACCGCCTGCGGGAATCTTGATTCGCTCGAAGCTGGGGCGCAGCCCGTCCAGCTCCTCGCTGAACAGCTCGGCGAGATTTACAGTTTCGGTAAGATAACCGGTGTTCTGATCGGTGGTAGCAATTGCAGTGGTGTTCTTTGTGTTCATGGTGTTTATCTCCTTTTTTATTTCTTAGATTTGGATACGCGGATGCTCGGCTGCTCGAACACCTGAATCACACCTTCGAGCCAGTCGGGGAGCACATCGTCGTTGTTGGCCTTGAGCTCTTTGACCGTAGCACCAAGCGTCATGGTGTTGATGGTGAACAGATGATCGAAGCCATGTGCTCGCATCCTTCGGTACAGTTCTTCCTTTTCTTCCGGTACCGCGCCGGGGAATTCACGAATTACAAGGGAGAAGCGGGATCCGTTGCGGTCAAAGCCGGTGCATTCTTCATCCGTCATCAGCTGAATCAGCTCGGCCTCCACCGAATCGATGCGTTCCTGCACATCTTTGAGCTTTGCCTGAAGGTCAGATTTCTCATCTCGCAGCGCCTTCAGGGTATCCGCTGCAGCGAGCATGCTTTTTTCATTCATATCGTTATCCTCCTATGATCTTTTTGTAGTCGTCGACGAGTAGCTTGGAGACATCGGCCTTCTGCTTGAGCGCACCCATGACTTTTTCGTCAATGGTGTCTTTGCAGACAAGGTGAATGTAAACGCCGCGCTTCGTCTGCCCGATCCGGCGCACACGCGCCATGGATTGCTGGTAGTTGGCATAGCTGAAATCCAGCGAGTAGTACACGCAGACGCTGCCTGCCGTGAGGGTGAGCCCCATGCCGGTGGTCTGTAACTGCCCGACAAACACCTTGGTGTCGGGATCGGTCTGGAAGGCGGAAACCTGCTCGGCGCGATCCTTCACGTCACCTTTGATCAGAGCGTATCCGATGCCTTTTTTGCGGAGCATACGGGCGATCGCATCGATCTCCGGCACGAAGCGGGCGAACACGATGACTTTTTTGCCTTCCTCCATGCAGCTGTCGATCACGTCTTCGAGGGCGTCGAGCTTCGCCGTCGATAGCTGCTGGGCGTCATCACCGTCATCATTGCGGACGAATCCGCCTGTGATCTGTGAGAGGCGCAGAAGCTGGGTCAACACGTTGCGGGTCGTGATTTCGCCGTTCATGAGCTCGGCAAAGCTGTCCTTTTCGATGCCGTCATAGACCTTCTGGGCATTTTGCTCCAGCTTTACCGGTCGCACTTCCTCCACGAATTCCGGCAGATCGACCGCTTCGTCGATGCGGATTCGGTATGCGATGGAATGTGCCTTTTCGACCAGCTCTGCCAGATGCTTGTACCCGACGATCTGGTGATTCTGGAATCCGCCGAGGATGGCGTAGTAGGCGCGGAAGCTGTAGAAGCTGCCGCCAAAAATCCTTTCATCCAGAAACTTGTACTGGCTAAAAAAGTCTAGCGGGCTGTTTGTGATGGGTGTGCCTGTTAGAATCAGGTTATAGCTGCTGATCTTACCGAGCCGGTGCAGTGCCTTCGAGCACTTTGCCTGCGGATTCTTGATTTTGCTGCTTTCGTCACATACGATCATGTCTGGATGCCAGCGAGTGAGTTCCGCCTCCAGCCTCCAGCAACTTTCGTAGTTGACTACAATGATCTGAAGACCATTGCCGATCATGTATCGGATGGTATCGGCCTTCTTCGCGCTGGTTCCATCGAGCACAGCCAGTTGATAAGGGAAATCCGCGAATTTTTCAAACTCTTGCTCCCAGACATCCACGATAGATTTCGGGCAGACCACCAGCATTTGAGTGATCTTGTGCCTGTGGTGGAGCGTACCCGCCAGGGCGATGGTGGTAATCGTCTTGCCGGTGCCCATGTCCATGAGAAAAGCACAGCCTTTACTTGTCATCGGAATCACCGCCTTCCATCTGCTCTATGGCAAGCGCCATGTGAAGCTGTCGATGTTGCCTGTCAGGCATGACCAGCAAATTCTCCGGACTGTTGTCGGAGGCATCGCCGTTCATGTGATGGACTACTTCGCCGTGCTCCAGCGGTCTGCCGATGTATGCCTCCGCTGCGGCACGCGCCTTCTTTGAGTTGGCTTTGCCGCGATCGGCGATATGGCAGTAAGGATTACGCTGGCGATTGAGATTCGTGAGATGAGCTGCCTTATGGCCACGGGCAAGTTTAGCAAAATCCACATTCTCGCTCATCCATAAATTGCGGTGCTCTACAGAGCAGAAATTCTTTCTGCTTGGCTTTTTCCGCTCGATGGCCTTCCCACAGACCACACAATGCAAGATCATGCTGTACCTCCGATCCCGAAGGTGCGTAGGGCAAAGTTATATGCTCTGATCTGATGCTGATAGGGTGTTGCCTTGATCGGCATCGGAATGAGCGGAACTTCGTCGCCTGCGTCCTGCGTCTTGATATCCGGCGAAAGCGTATCGTCGAGGGATGCACCGAGCAGCTGCAGCAGTGCTACATTTTCCTTGGAATAGGGCACCACCCATGCCTTGTCATCCGGATCATAAAATCTTCCATCGATTTCTTTGATGCTCTCTTTCGCCAGAAATGCGTCGTATATGCGAATGTGATTGCCGTCTCTTATTGCATTCAATGATTTTTCTCCTTCACGTTTGGTTTAGCGAAGGCGGAAAGGATACGCTGCATCGTTTCCTGCTGATCCGGCTGCAGTCCGGGGAGGAGGGAGCGAAGCAAAGCCTCCTGATCGTCGTTTAAGTACCGGCGAGTGACGTACCATCCGTCCATGGCGCGGACACCGCCCGCTGCGCCTTGTACTGTGACAATGGGGTAAGAACATGAGAGTACGAGAATGTCGCGCTCGATCGTCCTTCTGCTGACACCGAATTCAGACGCCAAATTCTCAATGCGCTCTGTTCTTCGATCGCTGATTGCCTCCAGCACTTGCTGTCTGCGCTCAATCGCGCTCTGCATGTTCTCACCTCCTTCCGTCCTTCGTTGTCTTTATTTTCAGAGATAAACCCGACACCTAATGTCGTGTTCAAAAGGGTTTTTTAAATAATCTTCTTTTTTCTCAGTAGAAATGAAAAATGCCCGCTGCAGCAGGATTGCTCCTACCGCAGCGGGCATAAAAAGACCGGCAGATAGAATTATCCTTCAGGATTTCTATCTGCCGGAAGCCTATTGATCAGTGTCAATTTCGATCCCATAACAGATTTTACTGTCGTGTCGGTACCCCTAACGGTTCTGGCCGAGTCCGGTGCTCATGGCGCAACAGCAGTCTTATTTGTTTTCATTGTGGTTGCTGATGTAGTTGCTGATGTACGTTGTACCAGCTCTACCATGACCTTTGCGTCCTGATCAACGACCACACGCAAAGGGCTTCCGCATTTCGGACAATTTAGCTCCATACCATCACAGCGCTTCGATCTGCCGATCGGCTTGCTACACTTTGGACAGCAGGCATACAAAAGCGTGTCTAATTCGCCCATCCGACTTCCTCCTTGCTTCCTGTGGTACGCGCGGGCATTTATACGGTCTCCGGGGTAACGTACTGCGCAAGCTGTCCCATTTTAATAAGAGGGATCCGCACAGTGTGCTTACGGGCGTATTCGCCATCCATAACCATGGTGTGGCAATGCTCACATTCCATCCATCCGCCTGTTTCATCTAAAAACAAGCCTTTATTCAAAGTGCCACAAATCGGGCACGTAACATCGTATTGTTCCATCTCAGTTCCTCCGTTCAACCTAAATCTGTGATTTCAATGTAGTAGATATCCTCGAAATATATCTGCTCACCATCCAGTTTGAGCCAACGGAACGTAAAGCTCACGTCCGTGATCCTGCCGCATTTGGTGACGTCGTGAAAGGCGCAGTAGCAGTCAATTTCAACTTTCATACCGCGCCGAAGCTTCAGGAAAATCCGCGAGTTGTGTTCTGCCTGCTCTTCGGAAATATCATGGCGCTCTACGCGCAGGTGCCGTTCTTCACGATCCCGCAACGCCTCCTGTAAGCCCTTCATTGCATCAAACGGGCTGAATATTTTAGCTCTTTCTGCTCTTGTCATCATATCCTGCTCGATGCCCTCCTATAAATCCGTTCCGTTCACGCTGCGTACCCTCCGGCATATAGTTGATGCCGCGGAGAACGGCGTTTTTGCCATACCGCTGCCGAATATCTAAAACGGTCTGCTGAACAGTTCGTTCCCGCTCGACGGCATCAAAGTTCGTGAACAAGTTGTAGCCCTCGCAGCCTTCATCGCACACATCCTCAAATGTGATGCCGAGTCGTCTGATTTTGGTACAGCGATCTGTGGTTTTGTCGTATACCCGCAGTGCCGCCTCCACGAGGAAGGAGGCGAGAGCGGTTGTCACATCCAGCTTTGCCATACCCTTGGTGGGCGCAAGCTCATCACGAGTATAGCCGACAAAGATACCAACCTTACTGGTGATAACTTTCCGCCGCATAAGCTCGGCTGCTCCATTGAGCGCCATCTCATGCATAACTGTCCGGGCTTCCTGAAAGGTGTAATCCCGAGGCAGAATCTGCGAGAACGATACGGATTTTGATTTGCTCTTATATGCTTTGATGTCAGAAATCAAACACGGCTCACGTCCCCACGCATGGTCAATAAGCAGTTCTGCATTCTTGCCGAATACTTTGTACATGAGCCCTGTGTCCATCTGGGTCACGCCGCGCATATCGAAAACGCCATAGCGTTCCAGCCGTCGTGCTGTTCCGCCTGCGACCATCCAAAAATCTGTGATCGGTCGGTGATCCCATAATGTCTGCCGGTATTTCTCTTCGTCCAGTACCCCAACGTGATCTTTGGCATGCTTTGCTGTAATGTCCAGCGCAATCTTGGCGAGGTAAAGGTTCGTCCCGATACCCGCTGTTGCGGGTATATGAAAGCGATCTGCGATTTCATTCATCAGATGCTTGGCGAATGTCACTGCGTCCATGTGATTTGGTGCCAGATAATCGGTCACGTCGAGGAACGATTCGTCAATCGAGTACACGTGAATATCCCGAGGATCAAAGTAATCCAAATACAGCGAGTAGATATCCGCTGCGTATTCAATGTACAAAGCCATGCGGGGCGGGGCGACCTCGTACTTGACATAGCTGGGGATCTCCGACAGCCTGCAACGGTTTCTTATACCTTGTGCTTTCATCGCTGGAGTGATCGCAAGGCATAAGGCATTTTTCCCGCGTGTGAGATCTGCGACGACGAGATTTGTCTCGAAGGGATTATACCCACGCTCGGCACATTCGACCGATGCGTAAAAGCTCTTCATGTCTATGCAGAAGTAAGTTCGTGTTTTTGCCATGGTGGGTACGCTCCGTTTTGTCATTTGAGGAGCGGTGGAGTAGTCATAGCGCTCGCACCGCCTCAATGCTGGGGCCGCCGTCCTTTTCGATAAGGTCGGCAAATGCCTGCAGCCTCTCTTTCGAATACATGATCGTGCAGTTGATGTGCATCACCATGTCGCCGGATTCTTTTTCGACGACATGGATGTGTGCGTTGTATGCCTGCCCGACAAAGAAGTGCGCTGTTTCTACGATTTCTCCCTTGTCAGGCAGGTTTTCCGGATCAACGTCCAGATACATTTCTTCCACATCAACATGCCCTAATACGCGTTCCATCTGCCATCCCTCCGTTCACTCCAGATCCTTGAGCACTTTAACCGCAACGCCTTGAATCTCGCAATTATCAACGTAGATGTCGTCCATACGAGAATTCTCCGGGTGCAGACGGATGCGATGCTTTTTGGGTTCTGGATAAAATCTTTTGAGTGTCGCTTCATCCTCCATAAGGGCAACGACAATCTGACCTTCGTCTGCGTAGTTTTGCTGCCGAATCAGAACGAGATCACCGTTATCGATACCTGCTTCGATCATCGAATCGCCGTAGGCGCGGAGAATGAAGAAGTTGCCTTTGCCGAATAATGCGACAGGAAGGCGGACGTATTCCTCGATGTTTTCCTCTGCAAATTTCGGAATGCCGCAGGCAATGGTGCCGAGAACGGGGACTCGGATTGCTGCTGCCTTCGTTTTCGTAGAGGTCATCGTGCGGTAGCCGGAGTAGTCAAGAATGCCATCATCACACAACTGGGCGATGTAGCGCTGCACCGTAGCCTTTGACGATCCGACTCCGTCTGCGACTTCCTGCATAGTGGGCGAGATACCGTTGCTGTCCGTGTAGTCACTCACGAACTTCTCGATAGCCGCCATCAGGGTCTTATCTTTGCTTCTCATGCGAAATTCCTCCTAAATGAAACCTGTGTCTCATTTACAACTAAATTATACTCACGACGGCAGAATACGTCAAGGGGTTTGAGACAAAATTCCCGGTTTGCAGCTTTGAAGTAATGATTTCGTTACGCCGCTGGCAATGATAGGCAAACGCCATGCAGTGCAAACCACATGGCGCTGCCTTATGAAGTTGAGGCTCTAAGGATTATTTGGCGTTGACCTTAGAAGCGGCCTCTGCTGCAGCTGCAGCCTGTTTTTTGGCCGTCCATCCACCCTTGGGCACTGGGGCATACGCCTGCTCCAGCGAGTAGATAATAACTTTTTCGTCGCCGAAGATAGCGCCGGGGACATTCCAGCTTTCTTCGGGTGCCCACTGCATGATCCTCCGCACCGCATTGGCTGCCGGGGCGCAGGTGATCTTGATGGGGTATCGCTGCTCACCAGCGGGCTTGGAGAACTTGATCGCCTGCGGCGAGTCTGCCTTGCAGGCCTTGATGGCGAACTGCTTACCTTTCTCTTCGACGAAGAGCTGGATGTACTCCGGGTATCCCAGATCCACAAAGGTAGCAGCGTTGAACTTGATCTGGTTGCCGTTCATAAAGGTGGCAACGGAGTCGGTGCGAGAGGTGATGAGCTCTACGAGCTTAAATTTTTCGAGTACGGACATATTAGTTTTCTCCTTTGACTTTAATTATTTCGATGTGATCTGCCATAGCTGGCGTTGCGGCTTCTGCCGCAGGTGTGGTCGAGTAAAAAATACGCGCGATGTCGTCTTCATCCCAATCGAGGTCGATCTGAGTGAAACCGGCAAGACAACCTTTCAGGACGATTCTCGGCTTCGTCCTGCGGCCGCGTCTTTTGCGATAGTATTTCTCGTCGATCATCTGCTGCACCCGATCCCAATCTGATCTCAGAATAATGGGATCATGGTGCCCTTCAATGAAGTACTGCGTCTTCTGCCCTGTGTTCTTGATGGCTTTGTGGCTGAACACATCCACGGTCATTGTCTTCTGGCACAGGACATTGCCACAGTATTTTTCATTCCGAAGTATTCCGAGCACGCCGCCACTGCTCCATACCGTCTGGTTAGTAGCAGTCGGAACACCACTCCGGGTTAAAATCTCGGCGATCTGAGGGGATGAGTAGCCGTTGAGGTACATATCATAAATGATGCGTACCAGTTCGGCTTCTGCTTCGACGATCTGCCACTTTCCGTCTTCGCCCATCTCATAGCCGAGAAGTGACCACGCCGGATAAATACCCGTGCCACGTTTCCAGCGTCGGATGTACGACCATTTAAGACTTTCAGATTTGGACTCCGATTCACCCTGCGCGAACAGGCTGATCAATCCAAGATATGTCTCGGATGTAGTGTCCAGCGTGTTAATCCTCTCGGTTTCAAAGTATACGGCAACCGGATGCTCCAGCTGTTTCAGCATGCGGATCGTCGAAATGCAGTCCAGAACATTACGCGCAAAGCGGGTGACCGCCTTCGTGATGATCAGGTCGATCTTACCCGCTTTGCAATCCTCGATCATTCGATTGAATTCATCCCTGTGTTTTAGAGATGTGCCGGAAATGCCGCGATCTGCATATATACCTGCAAACTGCCATTCATCGTTTCCTCGGATATAATCTGTGTAATTCTGTACCTGCAGCTCATAAGAGAGCGCCTGCGTGTCCATGTCTGTGCTGACACGGCAATAGGCGCACACGCGGAGCTTCGGCTTTTCATAGCCCTCTCGATCTGTGATAGCAGGGATTACCTGCACATCAACATGCTCTGTCAATGACTGCCGAATTTTCTCGTTTCGCGTCTGCTTTCGCGTAGCAGGGCGCTCCTGTATAGCTCTGTCGATTTTAATCTTCTTCAAAATGCATCACCTCCCTCTGCGCCACAAATTTGATCGATTGCCAACATCGACCCTGACGCATGCGGAGGCGGCGCTACTTTATTATAGCGCTGCATATCAACAAGTGGTGTGCTTTTACCACCATATCTTGCGCTACAAGGGCAAAAAAAGAAGGGCGATCGCTCGCCCTACCTTTATTTCTCGTATGTTTTGATTATTTGCCAAAGTGCGGTTTTCTGTTCCGGTGTCAGTACTGTCCATTTGTCAAAGAGTTCCCGCAGCTCCGGCGTAATCTCAATCATTTCGCCCTCTGCAAAAAACTGTGCCATGGTAATGCCGAACGCCTTGCACAATGCTTCCAATGTGACCATGCTCGGAGTGTTGCCACGGCGGTAGATGTTGGATACTGTGTTCGGCGATAAGCCTGCCTCTTTGGCGATTTTGTAATCTGACCAACCGTGTTGCTCCTGCAATTCGATCAGCCTTTGACGGATGTCCACAAAACCACCTCACTTCCAGTATATATTCTATCACCACGCTTGGTGATGCCGTTAGAGCAAATGGGTGGAAGTAGTATCGCAAGTTATGGTGATATTTATACTTGAAACTTGCGCGTTCAGGCGGTAAACTATATTTGGGAAATGTGGTGATCCTTATGTCAAACGAGCCTGAGCTCAGAATGCGCCGGGTATGCTTTACCGGCCACCGCCCTGAAAAACTGAATAAAAGCGAGGCAGAAATCGTAGCCTCGCTTGAGCGGGAAATCCGCGCTGCTATCACAGACGGTTTCCAGACATTCATCTCCGGTATGGCCAGAGGTGTTGACATTTGGGCTGCGGAAGTCGTCCTTCGTCTACGGGACAATGGCGCTCCAATTCATTTGATTGCTGCAAGCCCCTATCAGGGCTTTGAACGCACATGGTCGCCAGCGTGGCAAAGTCGCTATGCTTCGGCTCTGGCCGGTGCCGATATCGTCCGTTTCATTTCTCCGCAGTATGATCGTGGCTGCTTCCAACGCCGCAATGAATGGATGGTCGACCACGCTGGCCGTGTGATCGCCGTCTTCAACGGTGAGAAGGGCGGGACGAAAAACACGATTGATTATGCCAAACGGCATCATGTCTCCGTAATCTATATTCCATAAAACCTGCATATACAGAAACACCTCGCAGCCGTTGTGACTGCGAGGTGTTTGCTATTTGTTTAGGGCTTCCGTTAAGCAGCAATGACAACCGCGTTTTCTTTCACTTTGTTGATCGCGGCTAACAACGCTGCACGTGTGCGGGCATCAAAGAGCTTTACAAAGCTGATCGGCTTGTCAAAGGGCGGATTCTGCAGCTCGGTAACATTCTCCATATACCCATTCTGCTCGATGTGGTTAATGATCTTATGCACAAAAGCGATCTGCTTCTGGTTCAGAGACTGGTCATTTATGAACTGCGAAAAAGCCTGCATCGCTGCTTCGTGATCCAGCTTGGCGATTTTACGGATCAGCAAGCCGAATGGAGTATCACCATATTCTCTTTCGTAGTCTTCTTTGCTGCCCAATTCGCTCGTCAGCACGTGCTCCAGCTCGCTGTAATCAGCAGCAGAGAGGGGGATGTTGTGTGTTAGCTTATAGATGGCAAGCGCATTTCCGTTTTCGTTGACGTAGCGATTGACCTTGGCGCGATAGTCTTCGAAATCGTACCCAGGATCCATCGGGTCGCCCTCTTTCTGATCTATAATCGGATCAGATAGCCGAGTAATAATCGGCTTTCGAGGGTCAACATCATTTAGGAACTTTATCAGCTCACGGAGCTCCTTCCGCACTCGCTCATACAGCAGAACGTCGTTTGCATCCCAGAAAGCGTCGGTGTTGACCTCCTTGATGATCGGCAGTTTTGCTTTTACCTGTGGGATGCTGACTTTACGCTCCAGCAGCGTTCCAATATCGCGGAGCTGTTTCTGTGCATTCTTAAACGAGGGCATCTGCTCTATCTGGGCAATCACCAGACCGTACATGAAGTTATCGAAGCGCTTTGCAAATTCGTCGTTGTCATCCAAGTGAACGATTGGCGCAATCTGCTGCATAAGTTCACCCTTGTCGCCTTCACTAATGTAGTTGAAAGCTCCGGGCTTCTTATACTTTTCAACGCTTTGTATGTGCAGCCGCACGGCGATGAGATCGGTGTTCAGCGCCAATACCTGAGAGTAGCATGTCTCTACAAGCTCGGATCTCCAGCTCTGATAGTCGTCTCCGGCAAATGCACTTTCCTGCAGCGCCACCGCAATGCGGATCTGCTTCCCGAATATGTTCTCCGACAGCGTCTTCGTCTCGCGGGACTCAAAGCCTTCTTTGTGAGCACGGAAGTATTCAAAGTTTCCGCAATAGTCAAAGATGAGGAACCGTCTCTTTGCCGTGTATTCGCCGTCGATCTGATCGATGCAGGTGAGCTCCTTGCTGAGACGAGTACCACGCCCGATCATCTGCCAGAATTTCGTCTTTGACCGTACCTTTTTAAAGAATACGAGGTTGACGCACTCCGGCACATCGATGCCGGTATCCATCATATCGACGGAAACTGCTATGATCGGGTCTTTCTCTGGGATTTTGAAATCGTCAATGATCGTCTGCGCGTATGTATCGTCGCAGATAACACGCTGTGCAAATGTGCCACGGTATTTGGGGTACAGCTTATTAAACCGCTCCAGAATGAACTCCGCGTGGCGCTTGTTCTGGGCGAAAATGATGGTTTTACCCAGTCTGTCACCGCCAGCAACACGGATGCCGCGCTCCATCAAATCCTGAAGCACCGTGTCAACGGTTGTCTCGTTGAAAACGAATTTGTTCAGCTGTGCCGACGGAATGAAGTCGGGCATCAGACCGTCTTCAATAAAGTCCTCTTCATACCGTTCCTTGTCCTCATCGGAAAGGTCGTCGTATGTGATACCTTCCTCTAAGAACTTTGTTTTTACCTCATAGTTATAGTAGGGCACGAGCACATGATCCTGATAGACTGCCGTCTCGTAGTCGTATGCATACGTCGGAACGCCGTGCTCCATTTCGAAGAAATCGTAGGTATTGCGATCAACGTCCGTTTTGGGGGTTGCGGTCAGACCGACCATGATCGCATCGAAGTACTCGAAAATTGCACGGTATTTTTTGAATATGCTGCGATGGCTCTCGTCGATGATGATGAGGTCAAAGTGAGCGGGGGTAAACATGCGCTGCCCATCTTTCGTCTTCATATCATCTATGGCGTTCAGCATTGTCGGGTATGTCGAGAATACGATGCGTGCGCTCCGGTCGTCCTTATTGGAGCACAGATTGCACAGAGACATGTCTGGCAGGTAGTTTTTGAAATCGTCCTTTGCCTGTTTCACCAGCGCTGTGCGATCAGCTAAGAACAGAATATTGGTGACGCATTTGCCGCGACTGAGTACATCGGTAAGGCTTGACGCAGTTCTGGTTTTACCCGTTCCTGTTGCCATGACCAGCAGGTGCTTTCTAAAACCTTGTCCGATCTGCTCACATACAGCACGGATGGCTTCCTTTTGGTAGTAGCGGTCTGTGATCCTGTCATCAATCGGAATGGTCATCAGATCCTTCTGCTCGGTACGACGGTTCATCAGCTTCTGCAAATCGTCTTTGCTGAATATGCCGCTGACTTTACGCTGCGGGCTGCTCTGATCATCCCAGAAGTAGGTTTCAAAACCATTGGTCGTGAACATCATAGGACGACGTCCGAATTTTCTCTCCAGGCAGTCAGCGTACAACACAGCTTGTTTGCGGCCTATGTTCGGGTCTTTGCTGGATCTCTTGGCTTCCACCACTGCGAGTGGTAGCCCGTCTTTCCCGAATAGCACATAGTCTACATATCCCATCTGCCCCAGCACACCAGCCATGCCTTCGACGGGATACTCTTCCAGAACGTCAGCATCTGCTCCGGAAAATTTCCAGCCCATCTGCTTCATGTCCACATCGATATAAATTTTGCGAGTCTTAAACTCCGAAAGGTCTGCTGCGACAAAGGTGCGCTCCTGCTGGTGCTGCTCCTTTGTTGCGGTGATCTGTTCGGACATCTGCTCGATCTTTTTACGCAAAGCCTCAATCTCTGCGTCCTTCTCACCGAGCAGACTCTCTTGCTCTTTTATTTTCTTGGTGTCGACGACGACCTTTTCGGTCGGAATCAATGCCTCGTCGAACTGCCGCTCTTCGTAATCAGCTCCGTAGCAATAGTCCACCCACTGGATGAACTCAAAGAGTCCTTGCAGGGAAGCAAGGGCATCACTGGCCTGTACGCTTCGCTCTGTGTGAACGGCCAGATTGCCCAACTTAATAATAAACGGCAGTTTGCCCCATGTATTATAGTCCACAGCAAAACGGAAGGTCGGCTCATGAATGAGTGCCTGCAGATTATCCTTGTAAGGCATCTGCATCGTCTTATCAGCCGAATACACCCATTTGACGGCTAATTCCAGAGCTTTTCTGCTGCCGACGGCGCACATGGCAGGCGCGGAAACATACACCTTTTCCGCCTCGATCGCAGCCGAGGCAAACAGTGCGTACTCCTTTTTATCTTTTAGAAATCCGAAGTTCGACATGTCATCCACTCCTGTCTGTATGTATTCGCTGCCGCTTGGCAGTATCTAAAGCTCAAAGAGCTGTAATATTTTGATTTGTCGGTCTGTTCGACGAAGGCCGCAAACTGCTCCTGTAGCGCCATTGGCGGTCTGATAAAACGCTCTTTACCAAGTGCTGTCGCCGTGATTGCCATCTTCACACCGCTGCCGTTTGCGTCAGCTTCGTGGCGATTCAAAACAGTCTGCAACAAGTGATTGAAGAAAACGCGGTTGTATATGGCAGTTTTGAGACGAATCTTCATTATGGAGGGGTGCATAATTCCCAGCGGTGCGTCTTCTGGAACGATGAAGGTTTCACCTATGGTTCCGCGACAACTGACAATAATATCACCGCCTTGAACAGTGAATCGACGCAACTCCTTATACTTTTTCTCATCGACAAATCGAGTGTCGACATCCATTGTCTTCTTAATCGCATGTTTTTGCTCATAAACCATACAGTAGCCTTGCTCGGCCACTACGAAGCATTCATTTTTAAGACTGCTTCCAAAGGGCCCTATGAACATTTCATCCACGCTGTCATTCAGCGGGACGGATTCGAATCCATCTGCCTCACCAAACAGTTCGATAAATCGGGACTTGACGAGCTGATCAATAAGGCGGATTTGCTCCTTGCGAATCGCTATTGCTGTGTCTACTGCTGCAAGATTCCTTACGATTTCATCTTGTTTCTCACTCGAAACGAGCGGTATCAGTATATCTGCAATGTTTTTTAGCGACAAATTCAGCTGTGCTACGCCCTGCTTCTGTTTTTCCGACTGTTCCTCAACCGCCTGTGATTGCAAAGCATACAGTACAAATCGAAGGTTGATAGCATTTTGCGGAATGCGGATTATTGCCAACGCTTGATTTGTATTTGCTGGCAGTATGCTTCTCGGTACGATCGCCGTCCTGCCAATAGCTCCTGCTATTGAAAAGAGTATATCATTTTCTTCCAGCTGTGAGCGTTTTAGCTTATTATCGCACTCGTCAGTAATGTGTGCGAATTTATCTGATAAAAACTCCCCATTCTCACTGATGCTTTCGATTTTTACAAAGTTAACGCCAGTATCAACGAAGGAAAATCCAATGGTTGTAGGCGTTGTTCCTTTTGTGATCAGTGTAGCGATATCCCCTAATCTAATCTTCTTCATGCTGCCACCTCCATCGTACCGCAAAGTTTTGATTTGTCGGTCTGTTCGACGAAGGCTGCGAATTGCTCCTGCAGCTCAATCGGGGGCACAATTACAACAAGTTTTCTAATATCACCAAGAGAAATGAATTTTTGCGTTCCCCCTCTAACCTTGCTCAAAACGGCATCATCAAAGTAATCAGACTGCAATAGAGAACGAATGAAGGTGTTTAACACTCTCGAATCGTCCTTGAACTTAATGAGCGATACGTTCTTTATAGCGAAGTTCGGCTTTACGTTAACAATAACTGGTTTCCCAACCGTACCGATCATGGGCATTATAATATCGCCCATGTCGACCTTAGACCTCTCGTTTATTTTATTGAAATCCGCTTCGCTTATCAAAGAACAATCCGTTAAATCTATTTCTCCGCCAGTTACATTCTTTGATGTTACAAGGGGAAAGCCGGTACTGTGGTAATGTGGGGAATCATGTGTCCCATCCCGAACATCGCAAACTACACCAAGGTAATCTTTTTCCCAACGAAACGGATTAAGCACGATGTCACCGAACAGTTCGATAAATCGGGATTGGCAATCAGCCAATGTATTTTCTATGGGAAATCTTTACATTGTTCTGATTCACCATTGCGTACTGCATTGTGGTGTCAATTTTGGCATGACCGAGGAGCCGCTGCACCTGTTCTATCGGCATTCCTTTGTCGATGGCGCGTGTCGCCAGCGTTCTTCGGAACTTATGTGGATGCACCTTTGTGATACCGAGCTTCCGTCCCAGCTTTCGCAATCGTACCTCCACGCCACTGATCTCCAGCCTGTTGTATGGACTGAGCAGGGAAACGAATAGAGCGGGATTATCATCACGCCTGTTTTCTAGATAGTTTTTGAGGTGGATTTTGGTACGGGCGTCAAAGTATACGGGACGTTCTTTGCTACCTTTTCCGAATACAACGCACTCTCTGTTCTCAAAGTCAATGTCGTCACGGTTCAGCCTTACCAGCTCTCCAACACGCATACCAGTGGAGGCAAGCAGGTCTATCATCGCCAGATCACGCAAACAACCACACTGATCGCGCATGGTTTCCAGCGCTTCATCCGTGTATGTTTCCTTAACGGTCTTGTTTGAACGTATTTTATGGATCCGGCGTACAGGGCTTTTTAGTATGTAGTTTTCGTCCTCCAGCCACGTGAAAAAGCTGGACATGATCCTTCGGATGTTATCTATGTTGCCTTTGCTGCACTGCGTTTGTTGCTGGTAATCAGAAAGATATCCTCGCAAATCATCCGTCTGCATGTGTGTAACATGGGAATCAACCGCTGCAAACAGCCTCCGGATTGTGGTTTCATAATACCGCAGTGTTTTTTCACTGCATCCCTCGACCCGCTTTGCTGACAAGAACATATCCAACAATTCGGCATTGGTTTCTTTGTCTGGCTGCTGAGCGCCGTCCTCATTAGCAGTGATTTGGACATTCCAGAGGGCATGCTGCAGAACATTCTGCAGCTGTTCCATCTGGGCGTTATCCAAATAGGGAATCATTTGCCGTGTGATTTCGGAAATAAGTTGGTTTTTCATGCTAGTACACCTCTAAATTTATGTTGTGTACCAACATCCTGCACCGGCTCATTTAGCCAAAATACTGTTGCATCAGAGATTTTTTCAGAATCTCCAGTTCCTGCAGCCCTTTCTGCACTGCCAATTTTGATTTGTCGGTCTGTTCGACGAAGGCTGCGAACTGCTCCTGCAATGCCATTGGCGCAAGCAATATCCTTATTTTGCTCATGGTAGATATTGGGAGCTGAGGCTGTGCAGAGCCGCTGGCGATCTTCCCCTTTATGGATTGAAGCTGTAGCTTAAATTGCTCCATAAAGAAGACCTCTGTCATTACGCTTTTATTCATGCGTAGAATAACCATGCCGGAATTGATGCGTACATTTTCAAATGGTACACTGTCGTCATAAAACGCCAAATTTCCGAGTGTTCCTCTTGTCGTTAGCACTACATCGCCGCGTTCCAGTTTGCCATTGTGAAGGGCGTTATCTTTTTCTTTAGTGATGAACATGCGGTTTTCGAAGGAAAAGCCCGTCGCTGTTACGTTTTTTGCATTTAAGAACAGGCAGTATCCAGTGTCTGAAAACTCATCCTGCTTGGGATAGTTCTTACCACGGTCTCCGTCTATTATCGCACAAACCGTAGTCATCGGTTCAGTCGGAAGCCCCATGCTATTTCTTACGGGATCACCGAACAGTTCGATAAATCGGGACTTGACAGCCTGATCAATCAGTTCCAACTGCTGCTGTCTCTCAGCAATAAGTGCATCTATTTTATCCAGTTTAGTTGCGATTTCGTGCTGTTCATTGATATCGGGCAGCGGGATTTCTTTCTCCAAAAGCGTCGCTTTGTTGAGGGTCAAGCCCATAACCGCTTTGTTTGTTCCTGCCGTCCAATTTGTCCCGCAGCAAAGGTGATACAGGTAATTCGTGTCAACTGCGAACTTCCCGTTGTCAATGAAAGCCATAATTGCTTCGTTGGTGTACATGTCTTCAGATGTGATGGCGGTCTTTCCGATCGATAGTTTGAAGCTCATTATGACTGTTCCTTGGGGGACAACCTTGATACCGCTGCCATCTATGCCTGCTGCGGTTATGCTCTCCTTTGTTTTGGTGAGAAACTTTCCTGCATTTCCAATATCAGCAATGGATATCCACTTATGATCGCCGTTCCAGTAATCTGGCCTATTGCGTGCTGGCGTCTTTCCCATTTGCAGGTCAAAGGCTTGTCTAAGCTTTATTTTCATGCCGCCACCTCCATCTTACCGCAAAGTTTTGATTTGTCGGTCTGTTCGACGAAGGCCGCGAATTGCTCCTGCAATGCAATTGGAGGCAGGGATACTCGATAGTTTTCCAAGAAAGAAGCAGGAACTCTACGCTGTCCCGCGCTACCGGTCATGTTGCTGGCTGCATCCATGCGGAACTGCGAAAAAGCGGTGAGCGTGTAAATCCAGTACGGATCGGTCTTTCCACTGATCGGACGAAGCACATGGAATTCTGTCGAGCCAAACCCTATGCCATTATGAAGGCCTTTAGCTACTGCCCCCTTGCCATTTTCCATGCATGGAGTAATTTTTGCAAAAAGGACATCATTTTCGGCAAAGTATGTGAAACCCGTTTTTACCTCATCATACTCTTTGATTGCCGTCGCATCTATCTCACCATGTTCGGTTACGGCAGGCATTGGCACAAAGGAAACCACCGCACCACTAACAAGCCGTGAATCGAGGCTCTTTTTAGGGTTGATGTTACAAGTACTCCCGAGCGGCACTAAGCCCCATCCGAAAGCGTCTGTTCCCGGCATCCCGAACAGTTCGATAAATCGGGATTTCACGAGCTTATCTAGCTCCTCCAGTTCTGCCTTTTGTAGCTGAATTAAGCGCAATAACCGCTCAAAACGAGCAGCTATTCTTTTTTGTTCCTCTACCTCTGGCAGTGGAATCTCAATATTCTCCACGATCGCCTTCGAAATTTCCTTAAATGTTGCACCTCTTCCAAGCGAATTGAGGTAATCTGTTTTGCCGGACAAAAAGTAATAAAGATACTTGCTGTCAATTTTTTCACTGCAAATAAGGTTTTTAAAACCTTGGTTGCAAAACATTTCGCATCCGGCAATGGCGGTTTTACCAATTGGCGCTCTCGATGAGAGAATTACTGTACCTGCAGGAAAAGGCTTCAATCCAGTTTTGGCAACGCCCAGCGCGGTGATATGCCGTGCGGAATCATTGATGATACAGGTGTCATTGCTCAACTCTGCAGGGGTAATCCACTTTATATCTCCGTCCCAATACTCTGGAACGGTACTTTTGGGGGTGCTGCCCGATACGACAGTACAAACATCGCCCAATCTCGCTTTCATAACATGTTCCTCAATTCTTTCAGTTCAGCAACAATCGCTTCTTCCAGTGCATCTATTCTATCCATGATCTCTGCGGTAGGGGGATATTCCACAGCCACATACTCTGTTTTCTTGTATTTGTTGATGGAGAGGTCATATCCATTGTCTACGATCTCCTGCTTCGGTACGAAAAAGCTCTGCTCGGTACGCTCGCGTGAGGTTTCCTGCTCCAAATGGTGGAATCTCTGAATGATGTCGGGGATATCGTTATCCGCAATCTCAGAACGCTTATCGTCGAGGCTGAAGCCGTCCGCCTTCATATCGTAGAACCACACCTTGTCCGTTCCGCCTGCGCCGGTCTTTGTGAATACCAGCACAGCAGTGGAAACACCTGCGTATGGCTTGAATACGCCAGAAGGCATTGAGATCACTGCACGGAGCTGGTGGTTCTCGACGAGCTCTTTGCGAATGGATTTATGTGCCGAGGACGATCCGAACAATACACCATCCGGAACAATGCAGGCGCACTGGCCACCCTTTTTCAGCATACGCAGGAACAGGGCAAGGAACAGCAGCTCCGTTTTCTTCGTGTTCGTTACCGCTTTCAGATTATCGTGGATGCTCTCTGCGTCGATCGTTCCCTTGAACGGGGGATTCGCCAAGCACATCGTAAAACGATCGGAAATCTGATTCTGCTTCGACACGCTATCCTTATATTCAATCTCCGGATTGCTGATAGAGTGCAGCATAAGGTTCATCGCAGAAATACGGAGCATGGTGTAGTCCGTGTCAAACCCCGTAAATGCGGGGCCTGCAAAATGCTGCCACTGCTCGGAGGTCATGGTATCCTCGTAGTTGCGACGGATGTACTCCGATGCAGAAACCAAGAAACCTGCCGTTCCGCATGCCGGATCGCAAATAGTATCATCCGGTGTCGGCTGCAGCAACTCGACCATCATCTCTCGAATATGCTTCGGAGTTCGGAATTGCCCGTTCTGGCCTGCTGTAGCCAGCTTGCCGAGCATGTACTCATACAGGTCGCCCTGCATATCCAACTCTGCAATATCGTGCTCGTAAAGGTCGTCCAGCCCCGTGATTATTTTCTGAAGCAACTGCGGGGTGGGGATGATGAACATCGCATTGCTCATATACCTTGCAAAAGCGGTCGTGCTTTCGTCTGCCTTACCGGGCTCGTCTTCGATCTCTACAAGCTCACCCTTTTCATTAAAATCAGGGAGGCGACCATACTTCATGCTTTTAATCGCAGGAAATACCCGCTGGGAGATCACGTCGAAAATCTGGCGCGGATCATCGTTTTTGAATTTGCTCCAACGCATTGATTGCCCGACGGGAGACTGGGGGAAAATCTTTGCCATCTTTTCGCCGGTCATCGTTTCAAATTCTTCGGTCTCCAGTTCCTTTTCGTCGAGGGAACGGATGAACATGAGGTATGTAAGCTGCTCGATAACAGTCAGCGGATTTGCTATGCCGCCAGCCCAAATGTCTGTCCAGATCTTATCGACCTTATTTTTAATTGCTCCTGTAATCATTCCGTGTTTCCTCCGACAATATTGTTAATGTGTTCTTTGTACTGATCGATTACGTTGGGCGGGGAGATGACCTGCATTCTGTTCCCGAACTGCGCCAGCCATCCAAAAAAGGGAGGACTTATCTGCACATGTACGGTTGCCGCGCAGGTGGTGTCGTTCACAGCCATCATGGGTGTGTCTTCACCGAATTTATCGAACACCGGGCCGATAAGCTGCTTGCTGAACTGTATCACAACGTCCTCCAGCTCACCGCTGAACATTTTGAAAACCTGCTCTGTGTACTCTGCCACGCCATCGATCCGGGCTACAGCTTCATTCGACATTACCGATTCTTCTACAACGGTAAGATGATCGATGCGATCAATGCGATAGTTGGCGGTACTGTCTGGATGCTTGCTGCTGTATGCCATCAGATAGTAGTTGTCCTCATTGAAGATAAGTGCGACCGGCTCCACGTAGTAGTGTTTCTTGCTGCCATCGCTGGCGGTCACATATACGCGTTCCGCCTTTTCATTCAAATGGAAGTAGTTGAACTCAATCTTCTTTCTGCGAATGATGGCATCCTCAATGCCATCCACCGTGTAGAGAATGGCCTCGTTGGTGTGCTTCCGGGTATTGAAGCATACCATGTTTTCCTTTAGCAGTTCGGCTTGGTGTGATCCGCCGAGAGCGGCAACCTTTTCTATCAGCTCGGCTGTTTTTTTCTCTGTGATAAAACTGGCCGCTTGTACCGCATCAATCAGTATTTTTATCTCCGGCACGGTGAGCTCATGCTCCGGAACATAATAGAACTTTTCCTTATCCTTCAGGTAGCTCATGATCTCGAAGCCATTTTCCTGCATGGCCTCAATATCCAAACTCAGTGTCCTGACATTACTGGAAATGCCCATCTCATTCAGCCGTCTGCAGAGCTCAACGCGGGAGATGGGATGTGCTTCATCCGTCTCTTTACGCAGCAGCTCATAAAGCTTCAGCAACTTAATCTTTTGCATATTGGCAGCCATGCTGTGCCTCCTCTTTGAAATGGGTATAATAATACTGATTAAGTATAACACAAAACTTCCGATTTTTCAAGGCTTCCACGTAATTATATCATTACCTGAACTGGATTTTTCGCAAACATCAGGTTCAAGTCCCATACCCTAAACACATTTAGTAGTTGCTTGCAGAGCAAAGAAATTCTATTTGTACAACAGCGATTTCGGTATTCTTTTGCTGCTGAACGCAAAAAACAGGCTTCGGAGTAGCCAATCGACCGCTCCAAAGCCCGTTTTTCTATTATTCGCCCTGTATTTTGCCCTGAAAGCAAGAAAAAACCTCTCTTGTCTTGGTAGACAAAAGAGGTTTCTTTTATGGTCGAGGTGACAGGACTCGAACCTGCGGCATCCTGCTCCCAAACGGACCTATGAAGGCAATTTCCGCTAAAAATAGCTTTTTCCGCCCCTTTCCGCTCGGAAAACTGTGCTCTTCGCCACTCTTATGTCCACTGTTTCCGAGTGCTCCGAAACGGTAGGTGGTCTGTTATGTGGTCAACAGGGATTTCTGCACAATAATACGCAATACACGCCTCTCGTTATCACGCGAGAGGCGATCGCTTTTTATATGGTTATTATAACTCTGAACAGCAGTTTGTTCAAGTCAAAATTTGCACCGCAGTAGACAAAGAAAAAGGGATTACGGAAAAGCAAAGAGGGAATAGAAAACTTGCAATAAAAAGTTGATAAATGCTGAAATCGCAGTATTTATCTGCCGAAAGTTGTTGATATTTGGTGTGGAGTGTGGTATAATGATTTCTGATGATACAATGTACTAACTATAACTGTTTATGAGGTGTAATACAATGGCCGAAAGCTATAAAAAATTATTCAAGCTTTTAATCGACCGTGATATGAAAAAGAAAGAACTTGCCGAAAAAGCCGGCATCAGCATCGCAACAATCACTAAGATGGGTAAAGACGGCGCCGTCGTCAGCAGCGATGTTCTTGTGAAGATTTGTACTGCCCTTAATTGTACAATGGATGATATTGTTGAAATAGTGCCAAATGAAATGTAAATAATTAGTTATGAGGAATTGATTTAAAACGCCGAGTCGAAACGGAAAAGATGTGTTCTCTATAAATCACAACTCGCCGTTTGTTCAACAATGTTTGGATAGTTTTGAAGATGGTGAGCGTGCAAGAATATTGAGAATGCTGGATGCTATATCTGCCAATATACCGTTTGATGATATTTATATTTCTGTTTGTAACAAAAATCAGGAAACTGAACTGAGCGAGGATAAGGAAGATTCTCTTGTTCTGCTTGGTGTAGAGCAATTTAACTCGATTAAAAAAATCAGACAATGTACCGATGGGGTTGCTTTCGAAAAATTGTGTAAGTATCCTCCATTTAACGAGGCTCATTTGATGGAGAAATTAAAAAGGAGATTGTTCAATGATTGATAAAAAAGAACTTATTTCTACATATCTGCAGCAATTCGGTTCACATTACCAAATTAGTCGTTTATTGAATCCGACACTTAGAATAGATGATGAATTCATTTCTCATTTCTTTGAGCAAGTTGTTGATCAGTACGGAGAAACTTTTGCTATTACTGAAGAAGAAAAAACGGAAATTGAACGAAAAATTAAGTCGCAGTATTGCATCTTTCAAGATGAAGGCGCTGCACTGGTAGGTGATTACGAACACGATTTCATGTGGTATGCCAATTTACAAGCGCAAGAAGATTATGATGAATATTATTGGCCTCGCTACAAGGCACATCTCGAAAATAAAAACTTCAGTCCTGCTGGAATCGATACGCTGGAAAACAAAACATTGCCGAAACTTATGTCATATATCGGAAACCCTAATGAAGATAGTCCGTTCAGTATCCGAGGATTGGTTGTTGGTGATGTTCAGTCAGGAAAGACTTCAAACTACCTTGGTTTAATTACCAAAGCAGCAGATGCCGGATACAAAGTTATTTTTCTTTTGACCGGTACTATTGAGAGCCTTCGTCGCCAAACTCAAAAGAGAGTGGAGGAAGGCTTTATAGGATATGATTCTGTTAACGCGGAAGATGTCGGAGTGGGAAGAGGAAGCCGTACTCCCAAGGCGTTTACAAGCCGTAACAATGATTTTACAGGTAAAAACGATCAAAACACGACGTATAAAATTAATGACAATGCGTCAGAACCTATGATCTTTGTTATCAAGAAGAATGTCTCTGTATTGAAAAAACTATACGCTTCTTTGAAAAATATCAATACAAGCAGTGCTGTTTCTCAGATTACAGTGCCGATGATCATGATTGATGATGAGGCGGATAACGCAAGTATCAATACAAACAAGAAGGATGAAGATCCCACAAAGATCAATAATTACATTCGTAAAATATTGACGTTGTTTGCAAGAAACACTTACGTAGGTTTTACAGCTACTCCTTTTGCGAACGTTTTCATCAGCTATGATACACAAGACGAAATGTTAGCTGATGATCTGTTTCCGCGCCATTTCATATATTCTTTGGAATCTCCTTCGAATTATTGTGGTGCGCAAAAGTATTTCTTTGAGAGCAATAGCAATGTAAGATTCATAAATGATTATGACGATAAGGTTTTTCCGCTGCGTCACAAAAAGGAGTGGGACGGCGATAAACTGTTTCCTTCGTTTTATCACTCTATAAACGTGTTCCTTTTGGCAAATGCTATCAGAGATATTAGGGAAGTAGAGAAGAACACGCATCGCTCTATGTTGATCAATATGTCTCGATTTACTGACGTTCAGTTTGTAATTAAAGAGATAGTTGAGAACTATTTTGCAGATATGAAGCGTGCAATCAAACAGAACTGCCGTTGTAAAAAAGAGGACTATATGAGGAATTCGCTGATTTCTGCATTGTACGAATCGTACGAATTAGAATATGCGGACAATAATTGGTTCGGAAAGACGGCAACATGGGATCAAGTTTTCGAAAGACTTCCTGAGGCAATTAAGGATATTGAAATTGCCGTAGTAAACTCGTCACGCAATTCCAATAAACTTGATTATTCCAAGCACGAAAGAGATGGACTGCGTGTTATAGCAATTGGAGGCTTAGCACTTTCAAGAGGATTGACATTGGAAGGTCTTTGCGTAAGCTATTTCTATAGAAACACAGCTACGTTTGACGTTTTGATGCAGATGGGACGTTGGTTTGGATATCGCGATGATTACGGAGATATGTGTAAGATTTATCTAACTGATTTCTCATACAGGTATTATCGTGAGATCAGTCAGTCTATTGACCAATTGAAGAAGGATATACGGACTATGGGTGCACAAGGTAAGCGACCGGAGGATTACGGTATTCGTGTTCGTAATAATTCTTCTGAAATGGGAATTACAGCTGCTAACAAGATGCGTAATACTAAAGCCAAGATTGATAGAAAGTCATTTTATGGCAGCGTATTTGAAACACCTTATTTGCATCGTTCTCTTTCTGCTGTTTCGGAAAACATAGATCATACAAGCGCTTTTTTAAGAGAACTTACTGTTGCCCAAAAAGATGATAGTGTACAGCACCCATATATCAGGGATATATCTGCACGGAGAGTATTTGAGTTGTTGCAGGTTTTAAACATTCATGAGGCCAACGAAAACTTTGACACTAAACAGCTTTGCCGTTTTATTGCGAAGCATTTAGAAATGAAGTTCGATGTATTGGTTATGGGCGGTGCTGCCGAAAATACCCCTATTGAAGGTTTCGAGCCTGTATTCACCGATACTTGTGTAAAAAGAAGATTCGATATTGTTAACAGAGATGAGTATCTCGATCAACAAATTATACGTATAAACGGAGTTAGAGCGCATTTGTGGGGTCCTCGTGATACCGCAAATGGCTTGAGTGAAGCCGATCGCAAGCGTGTAGAAAGTCAGACAAGCGTCAAAGCACAAGATTATATGCTCGAAGGAAGAAATGCATTACTCATTATTTACTTCATCCAACCGAGCAATGAAGGCGTTGATATTGATGATTACTTTACCGCAGAAAACACCATGGAAGAAGAAGTAAAATCACAGGTTAAACTGCTTTTGGAAATGCGTCAAAAGAATATGAAATATCTTGTCGGTTACGGAATAGGATTCCCGCACAAACAAGGATTAAGTGGTGATGCAACAAACTATATTGTAAACAAGACTTGCAACTATTACACCAAACAGCATGAGGAAGATTATCAGACTTACGGAGAGATTTAAATGGACATTCAACAGATAGAAGAAAAATTTGCAGCAATACAAGGCAATTCCACATATCTTAGAGTCTCCGAAGAGCATCCCTTGGAATTGTATCTTGGTCTTAATGATCAGGGACAGAAAACGTTAAGATTCAATGGGGTGTTCACGCCTGTGAAAATTGTTGGCAATGCTTTGTTGATTATTAAACAGGTAAGAACAGCAAGCGGTCATAGTATATTGTTTTCATTCAACTCCAAAGAAAACTTCACTTTGTTTTATAAGTTGTGTGAGGATATTATTAACCAAACTGATGCTTGTTCTCCGGCGAATGGATATGTTGAGATAGTGAACCGCTATAATCTTTGGAAAAAGATGTTTTATGGAAGAAAGGATATTCTTTCGGAAGATGAAATTCAAGGTTTGATAGCAGAATTACTGTTCTTGAAAAACAATATTTTTGATCTTTATGGCACGACGGCTGGATTGAACTCATGGAGCGGTCCAGAGCCTACCCATAAAGACTTTTCTCACGGAAATGATTGGTTTGAAGTTAAGTCAATTTCCAACAATAAGCCTACTGTGTTTATTTCTTCTATTGAGCAGCTTGAGTCAAACTCGGATGGAAAGTTGGTTGTTTTTCATATGGAGAAAATGAGTCCGGAGTTTAATGGTTATTCTCTTAACCCTTTAGTTGAAGAGATAATGAACTCGTTTGCCATGGATAGCGACCGCGATCTGTTTTTAGATAAACTTTCTCAAGCGAAATATTCTTATAGCGAAATATATGATAACTATGTTTATAATGTTGTGAAGATGGAGAAGTATAGAGTTACCGACAACTTTCCTCGCTTTAGACATAATGACTTGCCTCGTGGTATTGTTAAAGTTAAATACGAAATAGAGTTATCAGTTATAGAAAAATTCAAGGAGATTTGATATGGAAATCACCTACGAAGAGTACAAACAAGAATGTTTAGATGATATACATCTTGAAGCTCAAATAGATGGAACGACATATGACGATTATTTTCTAACAGACACATTAGGTAAACTCGTTGCAATGGGTGAATTGATCGATCCGCAGCCTCTTTGTGTGAATAAAAAAGGAAGAAACAATCGTATTATGTCTTTTGATGCATTGGCGTTTGATGAGTCGGACAAGTCGGTTGTGCTCATTTCTAATGAATTTAAGGATTCTGTTTTAGAAACATTGACGTTAACAGAGATTAATAAGATTCAAACAAGAATGTTGAATTTCCTGGAAGAAGCTTATGAAGGCACATTAGAAAAGTATTTTGATATTTATGATGATGTTCTGAAAATTGGTCGAGATATTGCAAGAAGAATGCATATTGACTATGTTAATGCTGAAAATGATGAGTCTATTGATAAAATCAATCTAATCATTATTACCAATCAAGATATAAGTAACTCTGTTAAAGAATTGCCGCCATTCACTTTCCTCGATAAAAAAGTCGGGGTTAGCATTTGGAGCACAATGCGATTCTTCGAATTATATCAATCGGGACGTGAGCGTGAACCAATTGTTATCAAAACAGAGAGATATGGAATCGATGGTATTCCATGTATCAAGGCCGATATGGTTGATAACATTGATTATGATGCATATCTTGCCATTGTTCCTGGTGAATTCCTGCACAAGATTTATTATGATCACGGTCCGCATCTTTTGGAAGGAAATGTTCGTGCGTTCCTTAGCAACCGTGGAAAAATAAACAGGGGCATTAGAAACACTATTAGGACAGAGCCGACTAAGTTCTTTACATACAATAACGGAATTGCATGTACCGCCGCGAAAATTACATTGTCTCCGGATGGCCATAAGATTGTGGAAATTGAGGATTTACAGATAATAAATGGCGGTCAAACTACCGCGTCTTTGACATCTGCGGTTTTGAAGGACAAACTATCTCTAGATAATATTTTCGTCCCAATGAAAATGACCGTTGTCAAGAATGATGATTACGATACAATGATTCAAAATATATCCAAGTATGCGAATAGTCAGAATACTGTTACTGATGCGGACTTTTTCTCTAATCACCCGTTTCACAGAACATTGGCAACGCTTTCCACTCACACACCAGCACCCGCAAAGGATGGTAGTTTGCACGGTACATACTGGTATTATGAGCGTTCACGCGGCAAGTACGAACAAGAACAATTTAAACTCTATAAGAAGAGCGATATTGAAAACTTCAAAAAGAAATATCCCAAGTGTCAGGTTGTAAAGAAAGAAGAACTCGCTAAATATTATACAGCAGCCGAACTTTTGAGACCAGATAGAGTAAGTGCAGGTTCCCAAAAAGTTATGAAGTTCTTCGCAGAAATAATTGATAAAAAATATCAAACACATAGCGAATATTTTAACACCGAATTCTTCAAAAAATGTATTTGCTATACAATTCTATATCGTGAAACAGACCGAATTGTAAACAAAGCAGAATGGTACAATGTAGGTGGCTATAAGTTAAATATTGTTCCTTATACGATCTCCAAAATTATAAGTTCTATCCCTACTGGATATGCTTTAGATTTTGAGCGTATATGGCGCAAACAGGAATTGTATCCGTCGCTTGTTGCGGAAATTAACAGGATTGCTCAAATTACGAATGAATTCATCCAAAAGTCGGAGGGAGTCATTGTTACAGAGTACTGTAAAAAAGAGGATACATGGAATAAATATAATGCTGTTTCTTGCACGTTCTCTCAGGAGTTTATAAGTGATTTGATACCGTTGTCAATTATCGAGGACAAAATAAAGGCTGAAATGAAATCTGAAAAACTCGGAAAGGAATTGAATGTCGAGGGAGAGATTGTCAACTTGGGTGGAGCATATTGGCGAAATCTTATAGCAGAGGGATTGAGGAGAAAAATCCTTTCTCCTATGGAAATCGATCTTCTGAATATAGCTGCGTCAATTGATACACCTAGACCAAGAATTGCTTCTCCTAAACAAGCTAAATTGATTTGGAAAATCAGAAAGAAGCTTGAGGATAGTGGTGTTCTTGTTTAAATTTAAGAAGTGAGAGAGTAATATGAATCAAACGTGCAATATAGTAGAGCTTTTCAGCGGGATCGGTAGTCAAGCGAAAGCTTTAAAAAATTTAGGGTATAAAGTTAATACGCTTGGCACTTGTGAATGGGATTTGCACGCGTTTATTGCTTATGATGCAATTCACAGTTCGCCAGAGCTTCCAGAAACCATAGCTAGGATGGGGAAAGCGGAAATACTGAAAAAGCTTGAAAGCTATACTTTAAGCAACAACGGTAAAGAAAAAATGGAGTTCAAAACGCTGCGTTCATATTCTGAAGAGTCTATTCGACGCATTATTGCAGCTATTGAACGAAACAAAAATTATGTGGATGTCAGTTCATTAACAGGGGATCAAATGCCCGAAGGTGTAGACATTCTTACATATTCTTTCCCGTGCCAGGATTTGTCTAATGTTGGAGCTTTTCATGGTTATAACAAAGGGATTGACAAGAATTCTGGCAGCCGTTCCAGCTTGCTTTGGCAAGTTGGAAGAATCCTTCAGGAAATGAGAGATGGAGGGAAAGCGTTGCCTCGATATCTTTTGATGGAGAATGTTCCTACACTGCTTGCTGAAAGACATAAGGATAATTTTAAAAAGTGGATAGAAGATTTAAAGGGACTTGGTTATATCAGTTATTATTTTCAACTGAATGCGAGCAATTTCGGATTGCCTCAAAACCGTCCCCGACTTTTGATGATAAGTGTTTTTATTAAGGATTATGACGAAAAAACTATTGAAAAGATTAAAAGCTTCTTTGACAAAAAATCATCCAAAGATATTGTTGATGAATACGCTTCATCTAGGTATTATCACAAAATTGATATTAAAGATCTTTTGCGAATTGATTATAATAATGCCAAATACAGGGAAGAGGCTAAAGAATGCACTCCCAACGATACTGTATCTCGTAGAGAAATTTGGGAAGAAAACCCACAGCTTGTTCTTAAGGGGAATGTTGTTAATCCAAAATACGATGTAATAAGAACTATTACCACGAAACAGGATAGAAATCCGAATTCGGGGAATCTGTATTTTGATAGCGGTATTAATGGAAGAGGTAAATTCAGGTATTTGACCCCCCGTGAATGTTTTCTGTTTATGGGCTTCACAGATAAGGATTTTGATAATGTAATCAAGAATAATCCAGAAATCCATAAAAACATCAAACTGTTTCCGAGAGACAAACTAATTCGAATGGCAGGAAATAGCATACCTGTCAAATTGCTAGAAGGCATTTTCTATCAGATAAAACTGCTGGATGAAGTGTTGGAAAAATAAAATGGACGTACACAATAAAGAAACAAGAAGCTACAATATGTCCTGTATCAAGGGGAAAGATACAAAACCAGAAGAAATCGTCCGCAAGTATCTTTTTTCTCAGAGGTTTAGGTATCGAAAAAACGATAAACGACTTCCCGGAACTCCGGATATTGTTCTACCTAAATATAAGACTGTGATATTTGTTAATGGCTGTTTTTGGCACGGACATAAGGAATGCAAATATTTTGTATGGCCTAAAACGAATTCTGATTTTTGGGAAGAAAAAATAAAAGCTAATATCTTAAGAGATGCCAAAAAGATTGAAATGCTAAAGCTACAAGGTTGGAAAGTAATAGTTGTATGGGAATGTGAGCTGAAAAACTCTGTGCGCAAAGAGACGCTTGAAAAAATAAAGCAACAAATTTGCTTATAAGAGAATGTTAAATTCACAGTAGGTCATCTGTGGAATGGAGAATACTATCATGGATAATTATGAAATAAAATTGGATAGGCGTGTTTTGAAGCAATTGGGATCACAGTTATATGGTGATACTCCCAGTGTTATTGCTGAATTGGTGGCAAACAGTTATGATGCAGACGCAAATAATGTATGGATTACCATTGATACTGTTAACAACAATGTGATAGTTGAAGATGATGGAAAAGGTATGACCGCTGGCGATATCAACGAATCTTTTTTAAACATAGGTTATGATAAGCGTTCCGATAATGGTGTTACTGATTCTGGACGGAAAATAATGGGTCGAAAAGGAATTGGGAAGCTTGCAACATTCTCTTTGACTAATACTGTTCGCGTTCTATCGTCCAAGGATCACAAAAAAGCAGGTTGTATTTTGGATTTCAAAAGAATCACTGAAGATGATGCGGAGCCGGATGCAATTAATCCGGATGTTATTATTTTCGATGAAAAACGTTTATCGAAGAATGGTACTGGGACAAGGCTGGAGCTTATCGGAGTAAAGAAAAAGATTACAGTCAGCTTTAGATTCATCGTAAGCAAACTGATGCGCACTTTCGATGTTAATGATCTGAATTTTTCAATACATATTCGAAAAAACAACGAAAAATACCGTACACTCATTCGTTCGGAGCTTGATTATTTTTCGATTATGGACACGATAATAACCATTGGTGAAAATTTTGCGTCCAAGCTGGAATCTGTAAATAATAATTCGATTCCCGAACGATATAAACTGACTTCAACATATGATGAATATATTGCTGCGCAGCCAGTAAGAGGCAGAAATCTTTTGTCCGCATTTCCTTATAAAATTGAAGTTGAAGACAAAGATGGAAACGCTGCTAATATTGACTTTGCTATCAGCGGCTGGATGGGAACCGTAAGAAATTTGCCGGATTTGAGATTGCTTGAAAAAGAAACGGATGACGCGGAAGATGAGGACAGGATAACAATAAATGATAATAGAATATCCTTATATTCACGCGGAAAGCTTGGCGAATACGATATTCTTTCAAAAATCAAAAACAATCGAAACAGCGAAGCTTATGTTATTGGTGAATTGTACGTTGATATTTTTGAACAAGATGGATTAGCTGATATGGCGATTAGTAACCGACGCGGATACGAAGAAAACGATCCGAGATATATCGAAGTCATTAAAATAGCCAAACGCTTGCTCGGATATATAGTAGGTCAAAAAGATATTGTTAGTAAGCGAAGAAAAGAAGATGACCAAAGGATCGAGGATGAAAAAATCAAAAAGAAATTTTGGGAAAATCCTCAGACAAGAGAAATATTAGAACTTCGTCTTAATGATGCTGAAAAACAAGTGGTTCAGGAAGAAAATCTGCAATTCACTCGAGCAGTAAATAACGGAAAACAGACAAAGAAGATTTTTATCAGCCATAAAGAAGAACATAAACTATATGGTCAGTTTATTGTAGATGTATTGGAAACGTACGGGGTTGACGTGGTGTCAACGATTATCTTTACCGGAGATAGACGCTTGGGAGTTCCTCAAGGAAAGGATATTTATGATTATCTTAAGGATTGTTTCCGTGAGGATTTAATGGTGATATTCCTGTTCAGCAAGGCTTTTTATGATTCGAACATATGTATCTCTAAAGCGGGTGCTGCATGGGCAACAAACCAAAATTGCATGAATGTTGTTATCGATATTTCATTTTCGGATATCGAAAAACCGAGTAACAACGCGCTGAGTAGTATTAAATTTCAACAAATCCGAACCCCAGATCAAACTATTACTGTGACAGAGTTTTTCAAAACAATAATAGAAGAAGGACTCCATTTCGAGTATGATGAATCTAAATTACAAAAAGCTTTGAATTATGTGTTGAAAACAGATAAGTATTCAGATCAAAAAATAGACTTTCCGGCTACATTTTTACCTAAGAGAAAATTCCTCCCTGTGCCACGATGCCCAAAATGCCATAATATAATGCTATTGACAGAGGAAAACGGCAGATTGAAATATGTGTGTTCCAATGTATCCTGTGATGAGTGTTATGAAGCCGTTATTAATTAAATTTCTCTCTGGACTTTTGCAAACCTTTGTGATACTGTTGTGTACTGCAAAGGAGGTGCGGATATGGCACAGATGAGTTTAGAAGAATTGTACCGCGGAGAAGGTGCGGGAGAAAAGTACGGCATTATGGGAGAAGTTATGAAAGACTTCCTCCAAAATGGGCGTCCGTCGGAATACGACGAGCGGACTTGGCTTGATATGCTGCTTGTCAAGCACGCGCTGATTGCGGCAGAGAAAATGAAAAATGAGGGCGACACGGTGTCGGGTTTGACCGATGATGTGTCGTCCTCTTCTTATGTGAGGTGGAATGAAAATGACAACGCTTGAAGATCTGTACTACGGCAATATCGTTCCGCACGAACACAGTTTTAAGCGCGGGAGTGCTTACAGCGAAGTGTTGAGCTATGTTATTCGGCATCAGGATAGTTTGATTCCGACGCTTACGGCTCAGCAAAAAGAAACCTTTGAAAAGCTCAAAGACTGCGAGGCGGAACTGCACGGTATGAATGAGCGCGAAGCGTTTATCAGCGGCTTTAAGCTCGCGGCGAGAATCATGACCGAAGTGTTGTGTAAACCGTCAGAGGATTGAATAAGCAGAAACAAGGCCGAGCCGATTTTGCGGTTTGGCCTTGCGATTTTCAGTTTGACACAGCACGGTTAAAATCTGCACCGCAGAAAACAAAGAAAACAGTATTCCCGCAAAAGCACCGGAATATACACTGTTGGCGAAAAAACTTGACAGAATTTCCTCGGTATGTTATACTGCAAGTAAAGAAAGCAACCGACAATTGAATACACATATTTTTATTTTGAGTTTCAGACTCGCACTTACATAATCACCGATGCAGATTAGCATCGGGATTGAGTGCGGGTCTTTTTGTTTTGCAAAACAGCAGTTCTCTACATAACACGGCGAAAAACCGTGTGAATTTAACAGGAGGAAAAACCAATGAAAGAATCTGTTTACACCGCTTATGAGGATCTGCCGTTGTTCCTTAATGCTGAAACGGTAGCCAAGCTCCTCGGCATCTCCATCTCAAGCAGCTACGAGCTGATGCACGATAAAGGGTTTCCGTCGTTGCGTATCGGCTCACGGCTCATCGTACCGAAAGAAAAATTCCGCGCATGGGTCGAAGAAAAGACGGGAGGCAGCATTTGAGATTCACCCGATATCCAAAGCGTGATGCGATCCGGGATTATTTCCCCGTGCCGAATGAAATTTTCATCTTGGGTCTCAGTACCGGTGAGATCGCAGTGTATGCGTATCTGATGTACTGCGAGGACAGGAAAACATTTCAGTGCCATCCGAGCTACAAAACGATTGGCAACGCTGTCGGCATGAGCAAAAACACCGTCAAGAAATATGTAGACAGTCTGATTGAAAAGCAGCTGATTACTGCAGAGCCGACCTCCGTTATCACCCAAAAGGGAGAAAAGCGCAACGGCAATTTGCGCTATACAATACGCCCGATTGCGGAAGCGGTAGAGCGGTATTACGAGCAACAACTGATACGGCTACACGAGGAAACAAGGCATCAGGCAGTTTTGAAAAAGCTCGCCGAATTTGACCGCAAATACGGGGGATCGGCGGTTTAACGGCAGTTTTACGGCTCGTCCGAAAATAAGCAGGAGAAAGAGGTGGGGTCGCAAGCGACCCGCAACTCGGCTCACAGCGGACGGCAACGCCGACCGCATAAGGGTTTGTACGGCTTTTGCAATCCGGTTACGAAACCGCAATTTAGGGGTTGCTCGAATTTTAACCTCGCTGATTTAGGGGTTGCGAATTTTACCGCAAACTTAGCTGGATATTCCGCCATGTATGTGGTATTGTGTTGTACTGCGAAAGGAAGTGGTACTATGGCAAAACGAAGACCGTCGGGAGACGGTATGGTGCGCAAGCGCGAAGACGGAAGATGGGAAGGCCGCATCGTTGTCGGTCACAAAAAGAACGGCGATCCGATTCACCGCTATGTGCTTGCCCGAACACAAAAGGAGTTAATCGTAAAGCTCCACGACTGCATCGAGATGTACCGCGACGCCGACCTCACCGAGGATTCGAATATGACGCTCGGGGAATGGCTCGACCGATGGATTAATGAATATATGATCTTCACGATTCGCGAGAGCACGCTTGATTCATACAAAGCGATGATTAAAAATCAAATCAAACCGTATCTCGGCGACAGACCTTTGTCGGCGCTGACCACGCAGGAGCTTCAAAAATTCTATAACACCGTCAAAAAGAAAGGTCGGGTGAAACCTGACAAGCTGCACGGTACAGAGCTTGCCGACAGTATGGTGCGCGGTATTCATATGATGCTGCACGAAGCACTCGATATGGCGGTGCGCCTACGGCTGATTGTTAAAAATCCAACGGTCGGCACAACGATTCCCAAAAACAATTATCCGCCGAAGCAGATACTCAATGACGAACAGCTTGAGAGATTTATGAAACGCATTCGGCAGGATAAGCGGTGGTACGATTTCTTCTACACCGAGCTGACCACAGGACTGCGGCGGGGTGAAATCTGCGGACTGAAGTGGGAGGACTTCGATGCGGAAAACGGAAAGCTGAAAGTGAGGCGCTCGGTTGCTAAAAGGAAAGGCGGCGGATTGAATATCGGCGAAACCAAAACCGAGACGGGAACGCGCACGATTGTCCTGCCGCCGAGCACTGCGGAACTTCTGCGGAAGCGAAAAGAAACGGCAGTCAGCGAATGGATATTCCCGAATATCTATGAGCCCGAAAACCCGATGCACCCCGACTATGCTTACCACCGATTAAAAACACTGTTAAAACAGGCGGAGCTTCCGCTGATTCGGTTCCATGATCTGCGCCACACCTTCGCCACTCACGCGCTGGCGGGCGGCGTGGATGCGAAAACCCTGTCGGGAATCCTCGGGCATACCAACGCCAGCTTTACGCTGGACACCTACACCCATGTGACCACCGATATGCAGAGAAACGCTTCCACTATCGTGGGGAGCTTTATGGATGAGATTATGCTTGAAGGAGATGATACCAATCGCTAAAAAAAGAAAAAATGGTGAGGGCACATTACGCCTGCGTAAAGACGGTCGGTGGGAAGGAAGAATTGTTGTCGGGTACAGTGAGAAAAGCCTGCCTATTACAAAATGCGTAACGGCGAAAACAAAAACAGAATGTTCCACTAAGCTCGAAGCGCTGAAAGAACAGTACGGACGCTCTTCCGACAGAATCAAGGCGGATATGCCGTTCGGGGATTGGATCGACTTCTGGTATCAGACCTACTGCCGGCACACTCTCCGCATTACCACAAGAACCGACTATGAAAACCGCATTTACAATCATATCATTCCCGAAATCGGAAAAATTCTGCTGAACAGGCTGTCACAGTCGGATTTACAGCAATTCTACGCAAAGGAAAAGACAGACGGAAGAAAACTGCACGCAAAAACCTACGGAAAGGGACTTTCGGACAGAACGATAAGGGGGATACATGCCAACTGCCGCACAGCTTTACAGCGGGCGGTGCAGGAGGGCTTAATTCGCACCAATCCCGCCGTCGGCTGTAAGCTGCTACCGAAGAAAGCACGGGAGATGCAGGTGCTCACGCAAAATGAAATTATCCGATTTCTGCATCAGGCAAAGGAAGAAGGTTGCTATGAGCTCTTCTTGCTGGAGCTCGGCACGGGGATGCGGCGCGGTGAAATATTAGCGCTCAAATGGAGTGACCTCAACTTCGCAACAGGAGAGCTTCGCATTGAACGGCAGGTATATATCATCAAGGCAGAGGTGATTATATCAGCGCCGAAAACAAAAGCCTCAATACGCACTGTTATTCTGCCGCCGTCACTCTTGAAAACCCTTGTGGCGTATAAGGAAACGGTGGATTCGGAATGGATGTTTCCGTCACCGACGGATAACGGCAGACCGAGAAATCCGTCATCGGTTAGAAAACGGTTACAACTGATCTTGGAACGGGCGGGCTGTAAAAAGGTGCGCTTTCACGATCTGCGGCACACCTTTGCGACCATGGCATTGGAACACGGGATGGATGTGAAAACGCTTTCGGCAACCATCGGTCATGTGTCTTCAGCAACCACGCTGGATATCTACAGCCACATCACCGATACCATGCAGCGGCAGGCGGCGGTGCATATTGACCGCAAAATCGGCGGCACAGACGCCCAAATGCCGACGGCTGAGCCGTCGACAAGGAAAGATACCGCCCCGGTCGAATTCACGCCGTACAAGCCCAAAATACGCAAACCGGGGACGGGCTGTGTCACCATGATAAACGACCACCTGTATGAGGGACGGTACACGCCGACCAACGCCTACGGCAAGCGGGAAAGCCACAATATCTATGCGAAAACGCGCGAGGAATGCGAAGAAAAGCTCGCGGAAATGATTGCAGAGGTTAAGGCGCAAATCAAGGCGGAAAAAGAGAAAATGACAGGGTGACCGAAAAAGTCACTCTGTCAAAATTTGCGTCGCTGTAAACAAAGAAAAGTCTTACCTGCGATATCCGTTTTTCTGGCACATTTCATTTATTGATTCGGCAAAAATCGAACGGGAGTGTTTATCAGGGTTATCATTGCAGTTTTTCTTGTATATGTAATAATCCTGCAACTCGCCCCAAAGGTTCTCCCTTTTTAACCAATCCATTTTCTTTTCTAATCCTACAAAACCCTTCCCCTGATATTCCCAAAAGTAATAATTGTTGTCTTTGTTAAACCGAATATACTGCTGCCTTCCGTCGCCGCAATTATATACTATTGCAAAGTCGCAACTATGAATAATGCGAGAATGAGAAGTGTCAACCTTTTTAATCGTAAGAACGCGAGTGGAATCCTCGCAATTTTTGTATCCATAGCGAGGTGCAACACGGTCGATAGCAGTACGTATTATTGTCCGTATTTCTTTAGGTTCAAAATCCTCATTATCGTCATTGACCTCGATGTTGATATCGAAGTCAAAACCGATGTTAGATTTTGCATCGCAAGTAATCATATTACGGCTTGAACTGCCGATCGGTGTGAAGCTAAAAGTGAAATTGTCACGCACCAAATCCTGTACCATGTAAAGAATTTGATATAGCTCATCCTTTATAGGCTGAGCTTGTTTTTTGGTTACATACCTAAAGTCATGCATTATGGTTTCTCCTTAAGATTATCTCCCTAACCGACCATCTAACCTGAGTTAAATCGTTATATTATACTACAATAATATCATTTGTCAAGGATTATTTCTGGGGGTTATCTTTTGCTAATTTTATCTGATTATTATACTCCAAACCTAACAAAATTTGTATCGCAATAGGCAGAGAAAAAGGCTGGAACGGTATGAAAAATCCTCTGAAACGCTCGGTTTCAGAGGATTTTTGGTCGGAGTGGCGAGGCTCAAACTCGCGGCCTCCGCATCCCAAATGCGGCGCGCTATCAACTGCGCTACACCCCGATAGTTATTAAATTGTGGTCATGTAAGTGGTCAAATCTGTGGTCAAACACATTTTTGACCGCCATTTTTTGTTTTCCATACCGTCCAAAAATCGCACGGTTAAAGGGCTTTCGGCGGTTGGCACCGATAAACGTCAGAAATGCCGTCTATGCTCCCAAAGCAGGCGCGCTACCACCTGCGCTACACCTCGATATTTTTATATCAACTTTTTTCTTATATCTCTGTTTTCTTCCCTGCTTTGTCCGCCCTCTTGCGGTTCCCGTAATCTCTTCGGCTCAATAGTGAGCCTCGACATTCCGACCGCTGCGCCTAAAAACGTTCGCTTTTTCTGCCACCGGCAGCGCTCACGTTTTTTGCCCAAAGCAGGCGCGCTACCACCTGCGCTACACCTCGATACTGCTATTATCCGAATACAGCTTTAATATTATAGCATAATAAATTCCTCTTGTCAACTGCTTTCAATTTCGTTTTATAACCTAAGAATTCGTACGATGCGATTATCCTCCGAACACGTAGTAAAAAACGCTCTGGGGCTATTATGGCTTCAGGACGTTTTTGTCGAAAAGTGTTGATTTTTCCAAATTTGATGGTATAATAATCATAAATAATTGGGATTTTAAGGGAGGTCATATCATATGAATTTATTGATAAAAAATCTTGTGACAGCAACAACGATACCCGAAAAGCCATCAATTACCGGCATTGTCTACACTGGATTAACTATCTTGATTGGTCTTGCGATTATAGTTACTCTAATCGCCGTGTTGCAAAGCATTCCGAGCTTCAGAGAGCAAAGTACAGCGTTTAAATTTGTTATTTTTGTGCTTGTGATTACAGCAACACCAATAGCAATTTTTGTTGTCCCAATTGCAAAAATCGTAAGCAAAGTCAAGGCTCGTAAAGTTCCTAAAGCACAAAAGAACAACACACAGTCACATTCAAAACTGACAGCAGATGACATTGTATATTGCAAAGAATGCGGTGCAAGCTACATAAAAGGAAATGTTCCCGATGAATGTACCGAATGCGGAAATAAACTTAAATAACAAAAGCTCCCGACTTTATGCCGGGAGCATCGCTTATTCGTGTAAATTTCGGTCATTAAAAAATTAAACCGCATAACAATGCGGTTTAAACGCTATTTGGCTGGGATAGCGGGATTTGAACC